TAGCTCTTTGGGCGTAGTTACAGATATAGATGGTGCGTTTTTCTGTACGGGCGAATTGCAAATAGGGAATGGTGCTGCTGCGACCGATTTTGATATGGACGGTAACGTTCTTATATACACAGACCAAGAAGTAAACGCTGGCCTGTATAGATTTGTAATTGACGGTACTGGGGTCAATGCCGAGTTGCGAAATTCACTTTTTCAATCAACCGGAACTACAGACGATACCCGCTTTATCTTTGATTTGAGTGCAGACAATTTTACTTTGACTAATGTGGGTTGCGTTTTGCAACGAGCAGCAGCAATTAGTTTTGGGTCAAGTCAGACTATAAACAGTTGGACGTTTACAGACTGCTTTGCAATTACGACAAACGGGGCAACGCTGTCGGAGTGCACCATTAACGATACGGCCAGTACGTCTGCCGTTGTTGTTTCTAATCTTTCCCAAGTTGATGCGTGTGTTTTTACCGGTGACAACACAAGTCACGCTGTAGAGCTAACTACAGTTGCAACTAACGGAGAAACGCAAACGTGGAATTGTAGTGCTACTGGGTATACATCTGGCTCCCCTGCTACGGTAACGACTACAAACAACGATGCCCATATTCTAGTTACCGCAAGCACATCGAATGATTTGACAATTAGTGTGTCGGCTGGCGCAACTATTCCGTCAGTGAAGCTGGATGCGGCGTACACAGGCACGGTAACTGTTCAATCAGGACTAGCTACCCTGACAATTAGTGGGGTAATAGCTGGCTCTGATGTGGTAATATATACCGCCGGTTCTATTACAAAACTGCAAGACGATCAGGATATATCTGGAACTACGTCTACCTACACGTACACTTTCTCTGCGGGAACATTCGTAGACATAAAAGTATACGCGGAAGGGTACACACCGTTCTTCATATACGGATTTGAGCTTGGATCGGCCAGTGCTACGCTGCCCGTAGCGCAACAACTTGATAGAAACTACGTTCCTTAAAGGGGGATTAACAAATGGCTAAAATTATTGATGGTGATGATCTTGTTGTTGGCACCGAGATTACGATTGACACCACCGCCCGTACTTTCACACTTTTAGAGGCGGGTAACCTTGTCTTTAAAGACGGTGTTACAGCCCAAGCGCTGTATTCTAAGTTTATTAAGCTTTGGGAAACCTCTGCTTATAACAGCTTCCCGTTCCCTATGTACGCAATTGACGCAAAATCTGGTCAGTTTGAATTTGGTTTTGACGGTTCTAGGTTCAACGACTGGGGGCCAGCTAACGACGCAACGCGAAACGCGATTCGTGACGGTGGTTTTAACGAATACGAAGCCGCAGGTACTCCCGACATTGCAGGGACTTCCGATACAGGAAACCTAAAGCGTCGTTATGTAGGCTTGGTGAGCTTGGGAGAGTTCAATACCGGCGGTCAAGCGTATTATCAGCTTGTCTCAGGCGCGACTCCTGCTGACTTTGTTTTTGACGACGAGCCTAACCAAGCTATCCAGATTTTCGGGGATGCGACAAACGGAAACTTTGACTCTCAGACGTTCTTTAAAGGCTATATCCGAGAGGAAGGTTTTACGTACGACGACTCTATTCTTTCTGATACAGGTCAGACAAGTACAGGCGCGTTTATCGTTAACGCACTGCTGTCTAACGCTGTTGACTCCAACGTTGTCAACACTGACGCAGAGATTACTGGGTCACAATCAGCCACCTACGCCAACATTGACGTAAGCTACTACACTTCTTCTCAGTCAATCGACATTAACGACGCTGCCGACGATTTTGATTTCCGAATCATTATTGATGGGGACAATAAAACGCTCCAGCAGATTTACACCAAAGTCCAATATCTGCTACGGCAGACGACTGACATAAACACTGCTGGTGACGACGGCACAAAGCGCGGTGATATTCAAGACCTGCTTATGCGGTTTGAGGGTAACCAGCTAATCTGCTCAAACAGTGTGTTTATTGAGAACCTACGTCCTCAAGACAAGAACAACGTAGACTTCTTCGATAACGCTGGCACCAAGCGAATCTTTGACTTCGCCGCTACGTTGCAGCTTAACTTTAACAGCTTCCTACAAACAGGCAGCACAGGCTACTTCGTTGCTTACATCACAGACTCGGTTAGTGGAACAGATGACTACGGAACAGCTACCGCGATTGTCCTAGACGATAATACTGATACAGATATATCAGGCACGATCAACGCTGCGTCGTTGACGTTCTCTATCGACTTCGATAACAATACGCAAGGCGGTCGAGTGGATGCAGACGAAAACTCCGCAACCATACCGATCACAGTTATCGCGGGTAACAAGGGCGTAGCTAAGCCAGTGGTAGCTACGGCTACAGTTGAGCGAAGTAAGTCCAACGTTGTTACACTAACTGCTGAGCAAGATAGAGCATATACGGACTGATAGGAGTTAGTAATGCCTAACAACGAAAGAAGGAATACTCAACTACCACCGAGAGGACAGGGCGATAGGATTTATCATGTCCATACCGCCGAAGTAGAGTTCGCTGGTGGTGTTGGGCCTTGGAAGATTGGGCGTATGTACACGATAAGCGGGGCCGGTGGCCCCACTATGATGGTGCATCTGCATGGTCGCCAAGGTACTGACTCCGCAGGGCATTTATCCGTGCACTACAGTAACGTGGATAGGTACACTGAGGACAGGCAACCTATAGCGGGTCAAGATATTCTTGACCCCGATACTTCTGCCGTTGTTGGTACAGTCGTAGCTGCTTACGATGTTTATATTCCCAGCGCAAACATTATGGGTTTCGATAACCCTGAATATGGCTTGGACGTAGACATTACTGGCTCTGCAAACATTCGATTTGCCGAGGGACTGCCTCAGCTAGATGCTTGGGGTAAGTTACGTGTCAGTGGCGGCACTCAGTTAGGCGACTATGTATTTGGTCAGGAAGAAGTATTTACGGCCAACTTCTCGCCTGTCGAGTTATCTGGAGGCTATGCCGATTACAGCAACACACGGCACTCTATAAAGATAGGTGTGGACAACACCGTTGACGCTGCCAATGGGTTTGCGTCTTCGTCATCCAACCAGTACCACCATTATGTAGCTGGCTCTAGCCATCTCTGGGCGGGTACTGCGCTTTTAAACGCCCCTGCTACGACAGGTAACATTCGTCAATGGGGATTGTTCGACGCTAACAACGGGTTCCTGTTCCGCGTTGGCACTGGCGGTGTTGACGCCACTGACGCTACCGGACTTTCTGTTGTAATCAGGTCAAGCATTCCCGAGGCAGCACAGAAAGACACAATTATCCCAAGGTCGTCGTGGAACGGTGATAAGCTGGATGGAACCGGCGACAGTCAGGTTGTTCTTGATCTGGCAAAGGTAAACTTGTGGTGGATCGACGTACAGTGGCACGGCGCTGGTCGTGTACGCTTCGGTGTGTACGAGGAAGGACAGAGAGTTGTATGTCATAGCTATTATCAGGGTAATGAATATGCTCAGGCGATGAGCCAAACAGCTTCTCTGCCAGCTTGTTACTCTTGTAAATCTACGGGTGGCTCGTCTACTAACTTGTATGTTGAATCATGGTCTGCGGCAGTATGGACTGAGAGTGACATTGATCTTCGGGCCTACGGCTCACCCGCGACTTACGCTTCGCCCCACACGACGGTCACAGCAAACATCAGTGATAACTGGCAGCGCTTGTTCGCACTGAGTCCAAGAGAGCTTCATGCAAATGGAGAGGTCAACCATAGTCTGTATGTGCCTACATCCATTAACGCGTATGCGTTTAACGACACGGGCGCTGCTGTAGGTCAATTCGACGGTGCCGATGCAATCATTGATCTGAAGATGGAAATTAACAGCGTCGATAACGACAATGTTTTTTCTACCGTTACTGGCACTAATGTCGAAATATCAACGGCTGGAGCCAGCTTTGAAGGCGGCAAGATAATTCTTCAGGATATGTTTAAAGGTCGGTACGACAGCATTCTTACTGACACGTTTAACAACTTGCAGTATGGCGCGGTTAAGAACTTCCCCGATGATGGCGGTACGGTTGAGAACACGATAGCGGCAATCTCTGCGGGATCACCCGCTGTTATGACGACAACAGGACGGATTAACGTCAGAGAGCCTATGACGGTTACTTTCCCATTCAACGCTGGCGGGTACACAATTACGGGTACTGACAACGCTAGCTACGATGATCTAACTGTCTATGTTAAACCTGTCAGCGTCAATAGCGCGGAGCTTTACTCGGACGCTGGATTAACGACACCCATATCCTTGGGCGCGGCAACTGGCGGCAATATCAAAGGCTTTCAAGGTTCTAGGGTTGTATGGAGCTTCTTTGCTAAGACACGAACGGCTTACTACCCTAACGCCAAGATAATGGTAACCGTCAACTGGAAAGAGATAATTCAGTAAATGTCAGTACCACTCTGGGCGGCGCATGGCGAAGAATGGCTGGATGCTGATAAAGTCAGCTTCAACGGCGAAACGCGCATAATCCGAGTTAACGAGGGTGTTACTAACCTAGATATACGTAGTGAGGTTTACTCGGCTTGGGTTAGATGGGTTGAGCGGGCCGACAACGAGCGATATTACTTCGCTCTACGGTTTACTGGACTTGATCCAATTCCCGGTGGTTTTACAGGGGACAGTTACTTTTTAATTAACAACTGGAAGTTACTATATGACCCTAGAGTTGTCGCCGTAACAGGAGTTTTATTCTCAGACGACTACCCTACTCCTTACTACTTTGTGGAAGACGGGTCAGCGGTGTTCCCCGCGCAAATATCGTCTCTGGTAAGTACAGTCACTAACACAGAAAACGTGGTAAGTGGTTCTCCTGAAACAATAGCAGCGGCTATAAATGCGTTAACTCTTGAACAGTTTATCGCTCTTAAGGATTAATCATGGCTAGTAAGAAAGACAAACCTATAGCTAAAACCACTGGTAAGGGCGGTAACTACCGTAAAACCAAATCAGGTGCGGGGATGACTAAGAAGGGCGTAGCTGCTCACCGCAAAGCAAATCCCGGCTCTAAGCTAAAGACTGCTGTTACTGGTAAGGTAAAAGCAGGAAGCAAGGACGCAAAACGCCGAAAATCTTACTGTGCTAGGTCAGCGGGACAGATGAAGCAGTTTCCAAAAGCCGCCAAAGACCCCAATTCCCGTTTACGTCAAGCTAGAAAAAGGTGGAAATGCTAATGCGTTGTTATTACAAGAAAGGCGGAACTGTAAAAGATGCCTGTTATAAGAAGGTCAAAGCGAACTACAAGGTTTTTCCCTCTGCGTATGCGTCTGGTGCTATTGCAAAATGCCGAAAAAATAAGGGCGGCAAAAAGTAATGGCGGTCAGAAAGACCGAAAAGGGCGCAGCCCTGAAGCGTTGGTTTAAGGAAGACTGGAAGGACGTTAAAACTGGAAAGTCATGTGGTCGTAAAAAAGGCGACGGGCGCAGTACACCTTACTGTAGGCCCACCAAAAGAGTGTCGTCAAAGACCCCTAAAACATCTTCTGAGATGACTTCTAGTGAGAAAAAAAGTAGAATCGCCCAAAAGAACAAGCTTGGGCAACCCGCCGGTAAGCCTAAAAGAGTTAAGGCTTTGAAACGTAAAGGGAAGAAAAAATGAAGAAAACTAGGTCTAAGTGTGCAAAGCCTCAAACTAAAGGCAAGGGCTATAGAATGTCCTGTGGGGGAAAGGTCAAGCGTTATGCCAAGGGCGGTCAGCCCAAGGATATAGGCGCTAGACCCGATATGCCTCCTGCTGAAATGATGCGACCTAACCCGTCAGCACAGCAACTAAAGAAGACTCAACGTACTGAGCAAAGCAGGGACTCTTCAAAGATGGCCCCTCAAGACATACAGAAGCTCAAGAACATGCTTAAGCAGCAGATGATGGATAAGCAGATGAAAGAATCCGCAGGTCGTCCTCCGCAGCAGCGAGGCTACGCTAGAGGCGGTATGGCAAATATGCGTGGCCCTAAAGGAATGTCCACTGCTCAGAAGCGTATGTTGCTTTCTAAGCTAATGCGAGGTTGATATGGCAACTTCTGGCACTTCAAACTTTAATCTAGACTTTACGGAAATAGCTGAGGAAGCTTGGGAACGAGCGGGTCGCGCTATGCGTAGCGGTTATGATCTGAAAACTGCTCGACGGTCTATGAATTTAATGACAATTGAGTGGCAGAACCGTGGAATCAATATGTGGACTATTGATTCTGGAACGCTAGCGCTAACATCAGGGGTAGAAGAGTATGATCTACCTGCTGATGCTATTGATGTAATGGATCATGTTGTTAGACGAGGCTCTGGGCAGAACCAAAGCGACGTAACAATCAATAGAATCAGTGCTAGCAGCTATGCTTCTATCCCGAATAAGAACGTAGAGGGCCGTCCTATTCAAGTGTGGGTTCGCAGACTTCGTGATAACCCTAAAATAGTGGTATGGCCTGTTCCAAACGATGATTCCTATACCTTCGCATACTGGTATCTACGTAGAATTGAAGACGCAGGTAGTGGAATTGAGACTGCCGACGCAAACTTTAGATTTCTCCCGGCACTTGTTTCTGGTTTAGCCTATTACATTAGTATGAAAGACCCTGATCTGTTTGCTCGCGGTCAAATGCTTAAGTCTGAATACGAGCAGCAGTTTCAATTGGCAGCGGAACAGGACAGAGAGAAAGCTACCTTTAGGTTGGTTCCTGCTCGTGGGTAAAATTTACGCTTCGACTAAGCGAGCGTTAGCTGAATGTGATCGCTGCGGCTTTCGTTACAAGCTAAAGGACTTAAAAAAGCTAGTTATAAAAGGTAAAGATACGAATACTAAGGTTTGTAGCGAGTGCTGGGAGAAAGATCACCCTCAGCGCCATTTAGGCGAAAAGCCAATTTACGATCCTCAAGCTATTCGTGACCCACGACCCGATTATGCGGGTTACGCTGCAAGTAGAGCGCACATTATTGCTGTTAACAGTAGCAAAATAGCTACTGCGATGTTCCTAAACTCCGTAAACGTACAAACAACATAGGTGTATTATGAAAAAATCCTCTAAAAAGTGCACTAATTGCGGAAGCGCCAAGTGTTCATGTAAAAAAATGAAGAGCGGTGGCGTGGTAATGCGCGGCGCTGGTGCCGCTAAGCGAGGAAAAACATGCCGTGGGCCAATGGCATAAGGTGTTCTTATGAATTATTCCGAACTGACTGACAACATTCAGGATATTACTGAAAACACGTACACCGCTGCTCAGTTGGCGCTGTTTACGCGACAGGCTGAGAAGTTTCTGTACGAATCCGTGCAGATACCCGCTTTACGTAAAAATCAGTTAGGTAATGTATCGCAAAACAACTCATATTTGTCCTTGCCTAGTGATTTTCTATATTTATATAGCGTCTCAGCGGTAGACAGTTCGGGAAATACTAATTTTTTGTTATTTAAAGACGTTAACTTTATAAGAGAAGCTTACCCTAACGCCACCAGTGTAGGATTTCCTAAACACTACGGCATTTTTGATACAGACTCTCTTATTATTGGCCCTACCCCTGATTCTGACTATTCAGTGGAGGTTCATTACGGCTATCGTCCTGAAAGCATTGTCACTGCTGGAACGTCTTGGGTTGGAGACAATTTTGATAACGCTCTATTGAATACTTGCCTTGTGGAAGCAGCTAGATTTATGAAATCTGACCCCGACACTATGGGAACGTATCAGCAAATGCGCGATCAAGCAGTTTTGATGCTAAAATCTTTAGGTGATGGTAAGCTACGACAAGACACTTATCGTTTTGGTGAAACCGTAGCTAGCGTTATTTAATAGGAGAACGTAATGGCAATAGTGCAATCTATGTGTGGGTCATTCAAAGAAGAACTCTTTGGCGGCATTCACGATCTTGACACAGATCAGCTTAAAATGGCGCTCTTCCTAGATAGTGCATCTCTAAGCTCATCGACGACTGCGTATACCACAAGTGGTGAAACTTCAGGTACTAATTATACCGCAGGGGGAGCCAACATTACCAATGTTGTTATTTCTTTAACAGGAAATACAGCTTTTGTTGATTTTGATAATGTTATTTTCTCTAATGTAAGTCTTACTGCTAGAGGCGCTTTAATTTACAACTCTAGTAAAGGTAACCGAGCAATTGCTGTTTTAGACTTTGGTGAAGATAAGACTTCAACGACAGGTGATTTTGAAGTACAGCTTCCAGTAGGGGACGCAACTAGCGCTATTATTAGGATAGTCTAATGGCTTTTGTATTAGCTGATAGGGTTCAAGAAACCACAACTTCAACTGGCACAGGGTCAATAACCTTATCAGGTGCCGTTACGGGTTTTGTTGCTTTTTCTTCTTACCTTTCTAACGGAGACACTACGTTCTACGTCATCGTAGACGAAATTGCTAATGAATGGGAAGTGGGTGAGGGTACATACAATGCCTCAACACTAGCTCGTACCACGGTAAAGTCTTCTAGTAACAACGGCGCATTGGTTAATTTTGCTGCTGGCGAAAAAGCAGTATTTGTAGACCTTCCTGCCGATGAAGCTCAAAGCTTAATTACAGACGGATTAACTACATCTACTACATTTGGTGGTGACGTAAGTGGTGCGTATAACGCGATTGTAGTAGCTGATGACAGCCATAATCACATAATTGCTAACGTAGATGGACTGCAAACTGCTCTAGACGGCAAACAGGCTACAGGTAGCTATCTAACTACAGCCGATAGCTTTGGCGGTGACGTAAGTGGAACTTATGATGCGATTGTAGTAGCTGATGACAGCCATAATCACATAATTGCTAACGTAGATGGACTGCAAACTGCTCTAGACGGCAAACAGGCTACAGGTAGCTATCTAACTACAGCCGATAGCTTTGGTGGTGATGTTTCAGGCACTTATGATGCGATTGTAGTAGCTGATGACAGCCACAATCATACAATTGGTAACGTAGATGGACTACAAACTGCTCTAGATGGCAAACAGGCTACAGGTAGCTATCTAACTACATCTACTGGATTTGGCGGTGACGTAAGTGGAACTTATGATGCGATTGTAGTAGCTGATGACAGCCACAATCATACAATTGGTAACGTAGATGGACTACAAACTGCTCTAGATGGCAAACAGGCTACAGGTAGCTATCTAACTACATCTACTACATTTGGTGGTGACGTAAGTGGTGCGTATAACGCCATTGTAGTGGCTGACGACAGCCATAATCACATAATTGCTAACGTAGATGGACTGCAAACTGCTCTAGACGGCAAACAACCTGTAGGTAGTTATCAACCTTCAGGAAATTATCTAACTACATCTACTGCATTTGGTGGTGATGTAAGTGGTGCGTATAACGCCATTGTAGTGGCTGACGACAGCCATAATCACATAATTGCTAACGTAGATGGACTGCAAACTGCTCTAGATGGCAAACAACCTGTAGGCAGTTATGCTCCCGCAGGAGGCTCTTTAGGTACTAACTGGCTTGCTAACGTACTAACCGCCGATGCTGGCGTTGTAACCGATAAGGTAACTAATTATTCTGGCGGAGCGCTTGTAATAAACGGAGGTGAATCTAACGGTCAGGCTACGGGTCAAACCGCCGAAGCGGTCTACATTAACGCCGAATCAGGTCTAACTGTTACCTCATCTCCCGATAACTGGGGTTCAGGATGGGCTGGACGCAAAACCGCAGTTATTAACAACGCTAGTGGTAATTCTGATTTTCCCGGCAATATAACCTTAACTGGAACGGTAGACGGCAGGGATGTTGCTTCCGACGGAGCAAAGCTAGATACCATAGCTCCTAGCGCAAATAACTACACCCATCCCGCCGCTGCTGGCGATGACATTAATATAGATACGGGTGCGTTAACCGGTGCAACGGTTATTAGTGATCTTGATTTTAATATTAGTACTAATACTTTAGGTCACGTAACAGATGCTAACGGAACTGTTGCCACTAGAACGCTTACATTAGCTAATCTTGGTTATACGGGTGCGACTAACGCTAATGCTTACGTACACCCTTCCGCTACTGGCGATGACATTAATATAGATACGGGTGCGTTAACCGGTGCAACGGTTATTAGTGATCTTGATTTTAATATTACTACTAATACTTTAGGTCACGTAACAGATGCAAATGGAACTGTTGCCACTAGAAACTTAACATTAGCTAATCTTGGTTATACGGGTGCGACTAACGCCAATGCTTACGTCCATCCCAACGACGGTGGCGGTAACCAAACAGCACTTACAGGCGCAAATGTTTATTCAGACGTATCCATAAACACTTTAGGCCACGTAACAGGTACGACGACTAGAACGCTTACATTAGCTAATCTTGGTTATACGGGTGCGACTAACGCTAATGCTTACGTACACCCAAGCTATAACGGCGACGACTTCAGCGTAGATACAGGCGCATTAACCAATGCAACGGTTGTTAGCGACATAGACATAAACGTGACTACTGATACTTTAGGTCACGTAACAGATGCAAATGGTACAGTCTCTACTAGAACGCTTACATTAGCTAATCTTGGTTATACGGGTGACACTAACGCAAACAACTATTCTTTTCCATTCACGGTAAGCTCTTCCGCTGGCAATAGCACTGTGGTTCAGCGCACTGGTAACGGGTATATCTACGCGAACTACTTTAATACGACACCAAACACAGTTACTAGTGGTGTAACTCAAGTTTGCGTTGAAACCGGCAATGACGGCTTTATACGTCACGGAACCGCAGCGGCCATAGCCACGTTTATCAGCGGTTCAACGATGAACATATCAGGTAGTGCCACTTCAGCTACCACTGCTGCTTCGTGTACAGGTAACTCAGCTAGTGCTACGGAAGTTAGGGTGGTTGGCGATGCTGCTGGCAATAGGGCTTTAGTCCTTACCGTGGCAAACGGCACTACTGACAATACGGCTACTTTATACAAAGACAGTGGAAATTCTTTGTACTTCAACACCAGTAATAACACTCTAGTCGTTCCTACGGTTTCTGCTACTAGCTCTATAGTTTCCGCAGGTAATGTTACAGCGTATTCATCCGACTCTAGGTTAAAGCTTAACCAGACGCCTATAGACGGCGCATTAAATAAGATTATGTCTATAGGTGGTTATACTTTTGACTGGGATATGGACAAGTGCGATAGCCTAGGCTTTAAGCCAGCGAACGTACATGAACACGGTGTTATAGCTCAGGAAATCGAAACGGTAGTGCCTGACGCAGTATGTGATGCGCCTTTTGATAGGGATATTGACGGGAACTCAATTTCTGGCGATGAGTATAAAACTGTTAGATATGAAAGGCTTGTGCCACTGTTAATAGAAGCAATTAAAGAGCAGCAAGGTGAAATAGAAGAACTTAAAGATATGGTTAGCAAGCTTATTCACATGAACAACACACCCTAATGCTTGGTAATGCTTCATTTGCGAGCCGTCCTTTTTCAAGTCAGCTTGATACGGGCATTACTGTTGCTGGAGTTGAGGCTGCTTTAATTTTAAATTCAGTCCTTGTCGGGGCTAATAGTAGAAGTCCCATAGTTGGACAGGCTTTAAATATTGCGACAGGTGATGAAATTGTAACGGCATCCTCGCGATTTAACCTTACTGGGCAGCAGTTAGCTTTATCCTTAGATGATGTTAATGTGTTGGCTAAAGCAGGAGCTACGGTTAACGATTTATTGTTATCTTTAAGTTTTGAAGGGTACAATGTACAAGCTAACGCATTAATGGAAACTACTGGTTTCAGTCTAACAGGTTCAGTTGGAAGTTTAAGTTTCTGGACGGTAGTGTTGGACGGTCAATCCGGTAGCTATTCTATCGTAACTGGCCCCGCTTTAGGTAGTTACGCTAGCGTACCCAACGAACAGGTTAATCTTTGGACTGAAACTGATTCAAACCAAAGCCCAATATACAGTGATGTTGATAAGGATTAATGGAGTTATAAATGACTACCAATACAACTAATTTAGGTATTCAGAAACCCGCTGATGGCTCTCAAACCGGTACTTGGGGGCAGACAGTTAACACCAACATGGACTTGATTGATCAGGCGATTTCAGGGGTTTTAGTAAAAACTCTGACTGATACAGGGTCACAAGGTTCGCCTAACGCACTGCCTATTGATAATAACTCCGTGTCTGAAGGGCGTAATGCGTTTATTGAGTTTACTGATGCAGGGGACTTAGGTGGCACAGCTTACGTGCAACTAACCCCGTCTTTGGCTGAAAAGATAGTTAACGTTAAAAACAACCTATCCGGTTCTAGGGATATAGTGTTTTTTCAAGGCAACTTCGGCGGTGGCGTGTTCTATACGCTGCGTAACGGCGCTAACGCTCTTATTAAGTTTAGCGGTACGGGTAACGCATCCAGTGTTACTGATGTTAACAGTGCCTTAGACGTTACAGCGCTAACGGTGTCTGGAGATAGGGTACTTACTGAAGCTGATACGGGTGAAAACAACGGCCTTGACGCTGATACTGTTGATGGTTTGCAAGCTTCTGCTTTTCAACTAGCCACCGATGGTTTAACGACAAGCACTACCTTTGGTGGTGACGTTTCAGGCACTTATGACAACCTGCAAGTAACGAACAATAGCCACAACCACGATGACAGGTACTTTACTGAGTCTCAGATTGATGACTTCTTTGACGGTTCAACGCCTAAAACCGGTTACAACAATGCTAACTGGAACGCAGCGTATAGCGACACAATAACCTCAGCTACTTTTGTTAATGGTGACCTTACCCTAACTCAACAAGATGCGGGAACAATAGTCACAAACTTAGACGGAAGGTACTCGCAGACCGACACCAATACTACTGACTTTCTGTTAGCTACTAACCTTGATTCTGGTTTTCAAATTGACGCTGGAGATGAAATTCGTTTCAACACTTCCGGTAGTGCTGTTGTTACACAAACCAACGGCACAGTAACTATATATGCAGATCAAAACGTCAACACCACCGATCTTCAAGCAAAGGTTGCAAGTGAAGGAACAGCCGTAACTCTTAATGCTAACGATGTTCTTGAATTTGAGGAAGGGGGTGCTACGTCAATTAGTCGTACCGGTAGTACGTTTGTAATAAGCTCAACTGACACTGACACTGATAATAACAACTACGTTACAAGTGCCACATTTGACGACACAACCGGCGATCTAACCCTTGGTCTTGGAGGGACTAGCTCTCTTTCTGATGTAACAGTAAATCTAGATGATCGCTACCTTATAAGTGCACCGAATGCTGTTGACTATATAAATAGTGCTTCTTTTAACACTTCCACCGGCTTGTTAACGCTCACAGGGCAAGGTAACGCAGGGGCCACTGTTGACTTAGATGGCCGTTATCTTACAAGCGCAGCGGCAGACACCAACGACTATGTTAACAGTGCCTCTTTTAGCTCTGCTACTGGAAACGTAACACTAGGTCGAACAGGTAGTAGTAGCTTAAGTGACATTGTTTTTAGTATGGATGGGCGCTATTTACCCATTGCATCTTACAGTGACACTAATAACTATGCTGACACTTTAGCTTTTAGTTCGGGTACTGGTGTTTTAACAATAGGAAGGACAGGGTTATCTGATTTAACAGTAAATCTTGATGGTCGTTACGCGGCTGCTGACACTAACAACTACGTTACAAGTGCCACATTTGACGACACAAACGGCAATCTAACCCTTGGTCGTGGAGGAACGTCAAGCTTAAGCGACGTAGTTGTTAACTTAGATGATCGCTACCTTACAAGTGCGCCGAATGCGATTGACTACATAAACAACGCTTCTTTTAACACTTCCACCGGCTTGTTAACCCTTTCAGGTGCCGGTAATGCAGGAGCCACTGTTAACTTAGATAATCGTTATCTATTGACTTCAAATTATGTTGATACCGACACCACAAGCTTTAACATTAAAGCTAACGCAGGTACTAGCACGAATATAAGTGCTGATGAGACAATAACGTTTCAAGAAGCCGGTGCCACTACCATTAGTCGTAGCGGGAATACCATTACAATAAGCTCTACTGACACCAATACTGACACCAACAGTGTTGACTACGTAAGTGGCGCTTCTTTCAATTCAGGGAACGGCATAATTACACTTACGGGTGTCGGTAACGCAGGGGCTACCGTAGATATTGACGGACGTTTTGCTGTTAACACACTATCTCTAACCGCAGGTAACGGCCTTACCGGAGGCGGTAATCTAACAGCAGACAGGTCTTTTAACGTAGGTGCGGGAACAGGAATATCCGTAGCAGCAGATACAGTAGGTCTAGCGACTGACCAGCGCCTTGGTTCAGGGCTTAGTGTTTATGCTGGCGGCTCTGATACCTATGTGCGTTACCAAGACGGGTCAACTGCATATCATCGTCTGTACGTTAATGGTGACGAAGGTGCAAGGCTTACGGGAACAGGGTCAAATGAAGCTTCTTGGGACGTAGCCGGGAACATTACAGCGTATACGGCAGCGTTTACTTCTGATGCGCGATTTAAAGACGATGTATTGACGCTAGAAAATCCGTTAGATACAGTACAAGCGTTGCGCGGTGTAAGTTTCACTTGGAATGAAAAAACCAAGCGAGAAGGTAAAAAAGACATTGGCCTAATAGCGCAAGAGGTTCAATCAGTATTGCCCGAGCTAGTTGTAGAGGCTCAGACAATGGGTGAAGAAGATCAAACACACCTTACCGTTGATTACTCAAAAATGGTCGGCTGTGCTGATCGAAGCAGTAAAAGAACTAAAAGCTGAAGTTGACACTTTAAAGGCAGCTAAATAATGGTATTACCAACAAACGGAGCGTTGAGTCTTAATGACATTCACATAGAGGCTGGCGGTACTTCGCAAACCGCGTGTACCATCAATGACTCTGATATTCGTGGTCTTACCCCTGCTGCTGGAAAAACTATTAATACCGGATCAGGAACGACTGTAAGCATTAATGACTTTTATGGTGCTTCTAGTATTCCTGACCCTGTAGCTAGAACTCTTTGGGAGTCAAATACTACCACTAATCCCTCTACTGTAGGCGCGGTAGGCACTAATTCGGTGGTAGCTAACGCTATAAGGCCGAGTGGCAGTCCAGATAATATTGCCAGCACAACGACAAGCTTTACCCAAACCGTTATTAGTGGCACCTATTATTCGATGCAGTACAGGCTTAACGTAAATTCAATAAGCGGAAGTGCATTTACTCGGTTTTATAATCCTAAGCAGAAAATTGTATGGAGTCCTTCTAACTTCAGCGTTATAGATACCGACTTGCTGTGTAGGATTGAAATAACTACTAGCGTAAGTTTTCCTGCTGACGACAATGGAAGTGGAACTCCAACTCACGCCGCTTATTATGACTTGCCGACAACTAGTTTAACTGCTTATAGCACGGGCAGCGGGGGTGAATGGTTCGGCGGTGGCGGCACAGTTACGACCACAAACACAGTCCAAGATTTTATAGATAACAGTCAAACAATAGAGCTACGCCTTTACATAGCTACGGGAGGTAATTTTGACTACCTTCGATATATTGGCGACTCATCGTTTAGAATCGACGTAAGCAAAATCGCATTTATAATATAGGCGGATAAATGAATTACACGTATGAGTTTTTAAAAATAGAACCTAAGCAGCTATTTGTACAAGTAGAGTACAGCTCTGAAGGGCGAGAATCCCAGTATAGAAATCTTAGGGCAAATGATTTTTCTGTAGAAGGTCTTAATGAGCTAGTTGAACGCAATGCTGCAAGCGTAGTAGCGTATTGGCAAGCTGTTGACGCCGCGCCAGAAAGTGTTGAATTGCCTCCTGCTGGTTCAGGCTCGTATGTAGCGCCTGTAACGAAAGAGTTTGTGCCTACCGATCCGCCTGTTTATGATGAATTTACTCAGCGTTTAGAAGAAACGGCAAGTGAGACTGATACGCAAATCATACAGGGCTGGGATATAGTCGCGCTTTCGGCGGCTGAACAGTCTGCGTTTTTAGCGCAGTGGCGCACTCAAGCCAATGTCACTATGCGGCAAGCCCGACTTGCTTTAAAAGAGCAAGGCTTATTAGCCACAGTCGAAGGCAATATTTCTCAGATGCCAGAAGAAAGCCAAATTGAATGGGAGTACGCTGCACAGGTAGAGCGTAACTCGCCGCTGGTTGCGTCCTTGGGTGGCGCTCTTGGATTAACGGAGACACAGCTAGATGACCTTTTCAAGCTTGCAGCCACTCTTTGATTATATTGTCCGTATTGGCGATGCGCTTTCGCAGTTGCTTAACGTGGTTATATTCCTAAGTGACAACCCTAACGAGTCAGTAAGCGGTAGAGCGTACCGTATGCGTAAGATAAGTACCTTCTGGTATTTATTACAAATTGCTATAAACTACTTATTTTTATGGCAAGATAACCACTGTCGCGCTGCTTATAGAGCAGACATAGAGAGGGCAAGTCAAACTCTAAGACGACAGTAACGGTTATCGTAAGGGGGCAAGTTTGTCTGATTTAAAGGGGCTGTTGCCCTATTGTACGCCGAAGCAAAAAAAACTCGTCGAAGAAGCTATTAAACAAGGTTCGATTGCTAAAGCCGCTAGAGTTATAGGTATTGGTGAGCGAACAGCACGCGCTTCTTTTGCAGGGATACGTAAGAAAGCCGCAAAGCAGGGTTATGCCCCTAGTAACGATATGACCCGACCCGTCCCAGACGGGTTTGTAGTCTCAGGGGTATCGACTTATTACAACGAAGACGGTGTGCCGACAGGCCAGTGGGTAAAGTCTAAACTCGCTGAAGAGCAACGTCTACTTGCGATGAAAGAAGCCATTGACGAAATGATGGCTGATTACAAAGGCGTGGCTAAGCCCACCAAAATGCCTAAATCCTCTACTGATGATATTGTTGTCGCCATCCCTATGGGTGATCCCCATATCGGTATGTATGCGTGGGCTGAGGAATCAGGCGAAGACTTCGATATAAACATTGCCCGAGAAGACCTACTTTCCGCTGCAAACCAGCTTGTTAAAGCTACGCCCCCTGCTAGCACCTGCCTAATCATAAATCTAGGTGATTTCTTTCACGCCGATAATATGTCTAACACAACTTCTCGTAGCGGTCACGCGCTTGACGTTGATACCCGATGGGCCAAAGTCTTAAAGCTAGGCTGCATGTTAATGGTGGACGTAGTTAAGCTAGCGTTAAAGAAGCACCCAAAGGTAGAAGTCATTAACGCCATCGGTAACCACGACGATCATTCTAGTGTGATGTTAGCAGCATTTATGGATGCCTATTTCAGTAACGAGCCTCGGGTCACTATTCAACCTACAACTTCTAAGTTCCATTACTTTGCTTTTGGTAAAAACCTAATAGGTGTAACACACGGCGATACTGTAAAGCACGCCGATTTAGGTTCCCTGATGGCTACAGATAAAGCCGAAGAATGGGGGGCTTCTGAGCATAGATATTGGTATTGTGGTCACATACACAATTCCCGTAAAATGGAGCTTCGGGGCTGTACTGTAGAGAGCTTCCGTACCCTCGCCGCCAAAGACGCGTGGCACGCTGGTAAAGGTTACCGCGCAGGGCGGGATATGAATGCTATCGTTTTACATAAGGATTTCGGAGAAATAGCTAGATACCGATGTGACATAAGGATGGCTAGATATGGCTAATGTTATAGATTTTCCTGATAAATCAGAAGCTTATGACCGATCATGTGGCGAGTGTGGCTCAAGTATCTTTACTTGGCAGACCTATGACCAGTGCGACCTTTTACACGCCTTGGAGTGCGCTGAGTGTGGGGAAGTTTACCCCTTGTCTGGATTAGGTAGCGACGATTAGGTACAATCAGCGAATCTATTAATCAGTTTTGAGGACGTTGTTGTGGAATCTCAGAGTTTTATAAATATATTGTTAGGTTTATGCGGCGGCGTGTTCGGGTGGATTCTGAAATCTATCTGGGAAGCTGTTAGAGATTTGCAAAAAGTAGATGATAAGTTGTCCGAAAAAATCAATGAACTTGAAGTAAGAGTAGCTGAAGTTTACCCCACTCGCGACGAATTACGTCAAGAGTTTAATAGAATATTCAACAAGTTAGACTCAATAGATCACAAGCTAGATAAGAAGGCTGATAAGTAATGTCTTTAGGTGTCACAGACTTAATCGCGGGAATTTTTAAACCTGCCGCCGATCTGGTTGACAACCTGCACACTAGCACTGAGGAAAAGCTGACAGCCAAATCCCATCTACTTGACGTACAGGCCGCAGCTATGCAACAAGCGTTCACTTATGAGCGTGAAATTCTAGAAACTAGAGCAAAAAACGTACATGCTGAAGCTTCGTCAAAACATTGGTTGACGGCGAACTGGCGACCCATCACAATGCTGACCTTTCTAGTCCTCGTCGTTGGCGATTCTCTGGGCTGGCTACCAAACGAGCTTAAAAAAGAGGCATGGGTTCTTTTAGAACTGGGCCTCGGTGGTTACGTTGTTGGTCGCAGTGCGGAGAAAATAGCCAAGATTATGAAGCAATGAATTACTTTAGCGACGACGAGCTAAAATGCCAGCATTGTGGAGGTCTGGTTTTCGATGACGATTTTAAAAGCATACTCAACAGCATTCGCCATGATTGCGGTTTCCCTTTACCCATTAGCTCTGGTTATAGATGCCCTAACCACCCCATTGAGGTAGCCAAAGATACTGTTGGCGCACACGCCTCTGGCAAGGCTGTTGACATAGCCGTTTCTGGACAAAAAGCATACCGGTTACTGCAAGTAGCGATACAACATAACATTCCCCGTATTGGTATTAATCAAAAAGGGAACAGTAGGTTTATCCATTTAGATCACGACTTGGACTTACCTTATCCTCGTATTTGGAGCTACTAATGCCCTTGCAGAAGCTACAGTTTAAGGCGGGTATCAATAAAGAAACTACGCGGTATGCCGCAGAAGGCGGTTGGTATGACAGTGACAAGGTTCGCTTTAGACAAGGTTTGCCTGAGAAAATAGGTGGTTGGTCTAGCGTAAGTCAAGCAACTTATAACGGTGTGTGCCGATCTATCTTTTCTTGGAACTCTCTTAGCGGCGTCCTATTTAGAGCCTATGGTACGCACACTAAACTTTATATAGACATAGGTGGTGCGTTTTACGACATTACGCCTATCAGAGACACGACTACTTCTGGTGAAGCTACTTTTAGTTCTACATCAGGAAGTGCTGAGATTTTAGTTACTGATATAGGTCACACTGCATCTGTTAACGATTTCGTTACTTTTAGCAACGCCGTAGGGCTAGGTGCTACTAACATACTTGCCTCAGTGTTGAATAAAGAGTATCAAATCATTGAGATTGTTGATGGCTCTAATTACAAAATTTTAGCTACTGACAGCAATGGCGATACCTTAGTGGCTGATGGCACTGTGGCATCTGGTGGGGGCGCTGCAACAATTGCAGAGTATCAGATACTAAGTGGTGTACCAATTAATCAGCCTGTTTCTGGTTGGGGCGCTGGGCCGTGGAACAATTTGGGTTGGGGTGAATCTGAAGATGAGAACTTGTTTCAGCGAGCGAGAACATGGTCGCTGTTTAACTTTGGAGAAGACTTAATATTATCACCCTCTGAAGGGTCATTGTTTCTTTGGGATTTGTCTGCTGGTGTAAATAGCAGGGCAGTTAAAATAGATACCTTGCCCGGGCGCCAATCAGGTTCCACTTAGTCAAAACCTAGTTTTCGTATCTGATGTAAGCCGATTCGTATTCTGCTTGGGTACTAACGATGTGTTTACTTCGATAAAAGACCCCCTTCTTGTTCGTTGGTCAGACCAAGAAAGCTATTTGCAGTGGCAACCTAGTGCTACTAATCAAGCGGGCAGCTTACGTTTGTCTAGAGGCAGTCGCATCGTCAGTGCGGTGCAAGCACGGCAGGAACTATTGGTCTGGACTGACACCTCTTTATATTCTTTACAGTATTTAGGTGCACCTATTGTTTGGGGTTCTCAGATTGTGGGCGATAACCTAACAATAGCTTCAAAAAACTCAGCTATTTATGCTGATGGTGTTACCTACTGGATGGGTGTTAATGAGTTTTATGCCTACAGCGGCCAAGTAAAGGCTCTTCCTTGTTCTCTATTGCGCTATGTATTTAACGACATAAACACTTCTCAGCTTGAACAAGTATTCGCCGGGACTAATGACGAATTTGGTGAAGTTTGGTGGTTCTACCCTTCAGCAAACAGTGATCGACCTGACAAGTACGTTATCTTTAACTATGCAGAAGGCTTGTGGTATCACGGTAATTTAGAACGTAGTGCATGGGAAGACAAATCAGCGGTTTTAGCTGCCACTTACAGTCAAAAGATTGTAGAGCATGAAGTCGGTTATGACGATCAAACAGGAAATACTGCTGTAGCGATTTCATCTCATATTACCTCTGCACAGACAGACATTGGTGACGGCGATCAGTTTTCCTTTATGTGGAGAATGCTGCCTGATGTGACGTTCGACGGGTCAACTATTCCTGACCCTAGTGTAAATGTAAGGGTGCAAGGTCTTAAAAACGCTGGAGCCGGTTATCAATCCCCTGCTTCGGAAGGTGGACTTAGCGCTGGTGAGATAATTAAAAGCTCAGGCGGTACTGTAGAGAAGTTTACAGAACAGTTAAATATAAGAGTCAGAGGCAGACAGCTTGTGTTTCAGCTTGACTCTGACGACATTGGCGTTTCTTGGCAGTTGGGCTTACCTCGCATTGACATACGGACTGACGGTAGACGTTAATGGCAAATCTGTTAAATAAGCCACAGTCACCCGCGTTACCAGAGACTTCGGCAACTGGCTATAACAACGTATTACGACTGTTTTTTAATAGAATTACAGCAGTTCTGGTTACGCTAACTGAGCCAGATGTAGCTGGCGGGGGAGGTCGTTTTATTTATAAGCCTCACGGTGCGTTTTTTAGTGATGTTACTCAGACTTTTGTAGCCTCTAACGTTCGCCCAGCCGTTAACGTTTACTGATACTAACTTATCCAGCGGTGTGTTTCTTACAAACGCCAGTAGGCTAAATGTGACTGACGATGGTGTGTTTGCATTGCACGTTAACTGCCATTTCAACACATCTAGCGGTAACACTTCGGCTTATATTTTTGTTCAAAAGAACGGAGTAACAATGCCAATGACAGCCGCTACTAGAGAGTTTAATAACGCCGTCTCAGGGTCGATTACCTTGACTGAACAGCTTGCTTTGAGTGCGGGTGATTACATTGAAATTGCTGCTGATGTAGACAACACTAGCTTAAGTCTAACAGCCGAAGCTGACGATGGGGTTCACGGCGGAGTGCCTTCAGTATATGCATCGTTATCGTTTGTGAGTAATGGCTAATGGATGCTAAGGAATAAATAATGCCAGCCGATAACAGTCAAACACTAGATCAAGAATATTACGACGCTTTAAATGATAAGAATACGTCTACGTTTGATCCCAACATAGGTCAAAGCACGCCTGAATTACCTACAGGGCCGGGAGACGCACAAAGCGCTAACGCTTCATATAGGGCCGCTGTAAGAGCTTTTAAACAAGGTTGCACCGCTAACGGAGGTTTTCACCACGGAAGCGGTGATAACTTAGTTTGTTACTTTGGTCAAGATGCTGTCGATAAAGTTACCAATATTGGCGAAAACGCACCCGCTTATGATCGCGCTCAAGACTGGCTTGCCGATTACTACGAAGGTACGGACGCTGGAACTGGCCCTGATACAGAAGAAACAACCGAAGTCGTTGAGATTGATCCCAACCAAGAACTCATTGACGATTATGAAGCACAAATTGATGCGTTGTTTGATCCAGAGCTTTACACGGTAACGGGCATTTCAAACGGCGATCCCATAGTCCTTAATAACGAAACTCAAGAAATTATTATAGGCATACCACCGGCAGAAGAAGAAGAAGAGACTGAAGAATCTAGTGAATCTAGTGATGAAGAAACTAATGAAGAAGCGACTGAAGAAGCGACTGAAGACTCTAGCCCCTCTAGTGAATCCGGTGGCGATAGAACGTTAGATCAAATTCTTGATGAGCTTCTAGAAGCAGAACAATCGGGAGACTTTGATAGAGTCAATGATTTACTTGAAGAATATGAGGTACTAAGTGGCACGACTTACACCCCAGACCCAGACCCCGATAACGAGACGCTAGACCCCATATCTGATGGAGAGTGTAGTAATGAGCTTAGCGATCCCGATTGCTGGGAACCAGTAGAAGGTAACGATTGCTATATTCGCTATAAACCCAACGGTCTTGTATGGGATATGTGCGAAGAAATAGTAGTAGTTGAAGGCCAAGTTGAAGACCCAGTTACCGAAGACGACCCAGTTACCGAAGACGACCCAAAGGCAGGTGATCCTTGTGTAACTAACGGCGTTAGAGGCACTTTGCAGCCCGACCCAGACTATTTAGGGTTCGGCGGAACTGCACCCCTTATATGTGTGCCTACTACAATAAACCCCGTAGAAGGTAGCGGAACCGTAGGTGATGATTCGGTTGATGTTACTGGTGATACACCCTGTCCTGACGGCGGTGATATATACAATAGCAATTGTTACGAAGCAATAGACGACTGCACTATTCGCTATAAACCTACAGGTGTTGAGTATGACGTTTGCCCTGACGGAAACGGCGATGGTACTACGGTATTAGAAGAAGGCGAGCAAATTAATCAGCTATGTGGCGACTATGAGCGTATTTCAGAAATAGACGCTGATGGATGTTTCACTGCCCGATGTAAAGATGGGGGAGAAAACGACGGGAAAGAATATCAAGTTTGTGAATCAAATCTAGAAGTCTCAACTGGTGATACACCCTGTCCTGACGGGGGTGATATAAACAATAGCGATTGTTACGAAACAATAACCGACTGCATTATTCGCTATAAACCTACAGGTCAGTATTTTGATCTTTGCCCTGACGGAAACGGCGATGGCCCAACAAACCCAGATGGAAACCCAAATGAAGGTTGCCCAGCCGGTAAAATTGATGACGGTAACGGCAACTGCGTAGACCCTCCACCTAGCGGTTGTCCAGCCGGTTCATTTGACGATGGTAACGGAAACTGCATAGAAGAGTGCGATGACCCTACTAGGTTGCAAAATCCAGCAGGGGGTTGTGGAGAATGTGCCGGTGATCTTGTTGAAGACTCGGATGGTAACTGTGTAACAAGATGCACTGATCCCGATAGCACTACTTATGGAGAAGCGGGTGAATGCGGCCCTTGTAATGCTGGATTTACAAAAAATACAGAAACGGGTGTCTGTGAAGAAGACGGCACCACTACAGTTATTAATCCACCTGTAGTTGAACCTGTTTGCTCAGACCCAAACAGCAGCACTTACGGGACTGCCGGTGAGTGTGGCCCTTGTAATGCGGGCTTTGAACGCGATCCTAACAGCCGACAGTGTGAGTCAGTTGAAGAAACTACTTCTTTGTGCGGCGATCCTAATGCAACCGTCAATCCTGAGACTAAGCGATGCGGCCCTTGTAAAGAAGGATTTACCAAAAGCATAGAAACAGGTCTGTGCGAAGAAACAGACACAACTATAGATGGCCCTGTTGACGGTGGAGAAGGCCCTGACTGTACCGAATTAAATAGAGATGAAGACCCAAATGGAGGCTGTCTAGGCTGTAAGGCTGGATACACTGAAAATGAAGATGGCGACTGCATTGCAGATACCACTGAAGGCCCAGCTGGACAAACTTGTAATGATGTCAATAGCTCTACTTACGGCCAAAATGGCGCGTGTGGCGACTGTAATGAAGGTTTTACAAAAGATATAGACGGCAACTGTACAGCCGTTTGTGATGACCCTAACGCGTTAGAAGGAGCTTTCGGGGCGTGCGGTGACTGTATATCAGGTTACGTAAAAGATGATGAGACGGGACTGTGTGTAGCTAGTACCGGCGGTGGCGATGGCCCTGTTGACGGTGAGGGTGAAACTTGTGGCGATGCGAACGCCACCACCAATGACGATGGAAGCTGCGGCCCATGCAAAGAGGGATTTGTAAAGAACCAAACTACTGGACTGTGTGTGGGGGCTTGCGATGATCCCAATAATCAAGACCCTAACGGCGGTTGTAAGGGTGACACTGGTGATGGTACTGGTGATGGTACTTGTGGTGATCCTAATAGCACTACCTATGAACAAGAGGGAGAGTGCGGCCCCTGTAAATCAGGATATGTAAAGGACGCCGATGGCAATTGCCAAGGCACCGGAGAATGCGGTGATCCCAACAGCACAACCTATGGGCAGCAAGGCGCTTGCGGGGACTGCAACGAGGGCTACGAAAAAGACGCTAACGGTATATGCCAAGAAGGCGGCGACGGAACTGGAACTTGTGAAGATGTTAATGCTACCGTCAATGACGATGGAAGCTGCGGCCCATGTGAAGAGGGTTTTGTCAGAACAGGTCTAAGTTTAGGCGGTGGAGCTACGGGAAATTGCGTTGGAGAATGTAATGATCCCAATGCCGTTCAATTAGACGAAGGTGGCTGTGGCGACTGTAAGGCTGGATTTACCTTTGATTTCACCCTAGAACGTTGTGTGGGTGACGGTGACGGTAACGGTGACGGTGACACCGACGTAACGGTGACGGTGATGGGACTGCTACTCAGGTTTCGGGTGCTTCACGCACCAATACAAGCACTGCTCCTGAAAATGTAACAAACATAGAAAGTTACGAATATAGTGGCCCTCTTGATGAGTTAATGAGAGAATTGGGCGTTGCAGGAGGGCAAGCACCAACAGTTCAGTCTGTAGGTGCAAGTCAACAAGAAGCCGAACTGGACTCGTATATAGACGATTTGCTTTACGGCAACGGTTCAGATACATCATACGACTACGATACGGACTCAGATGTTGATGACTTTCTTAACTCAATGGGAATACAGATATGAGTTGGTTTGACGACGTAATTGATAAAGCCTTTGATATATTTGGGGATAACAAAGATGCAATAGGCGCAGGTCTAGGTGCAATTATACCGTTATTGGGGCTTTCTCAAGAAAATACACGCCCAGTCGGCTATCAAGGTAAGATTGAGAAATTCAAAGCTAACCGTGAGCAAGCTCCTTACGACTACGAAAGTGAAGCAATGAACAGAGGCGTAGGTAACTTGGGACGACGCTACTTTAGCGATATGGTGTATTCTTTACCAAAGGGTGTTCAGAAGAATCAAGATGACGTTCCTGAAGGCTTGCAAATACCTACTTACGAAGAAGCCGATGCTTTTGTAAATCAACAGGCGCAAGACATTGTTGCTGGCGTTGATTTGGCAGACAATCCTTTTTCAACTCCGATAGATTACGGCTATACTCCCACCACTTCAGAAGTCCAACAAAGCCAAGATCAGTACAGTGGTGACTTCCTAAGTAGGTTACTTGAAAGATTAAGCGAATATGGAATAACTGAAGATTTAGGTCAAGTTCCTCAAGACTTAACGTTTGCTCAAGGCGGCTTAGCATCAATGCAGCCCGCGCAAGGCTATTATCTTGGCGGCGTTACAGACGGTATGGCTGATCAGATACCGGCCAATATTGGTGGCGCACAAGAAGCTGCTCTTAGCGACGGTGAGTTTGTAGTCCCTGCTGATGTAGTAAGTCACTTAGGCAACGGTAATTCCAATGCTGGTGCTAAAGAACTTTATGATATGATGGATCGTATACGGCAAGCTCGTACAGGTCAGAAAAGCCAAGGTACTGAAATTAAACCAAACAAGTTCTTACCAAACTAAAGGTAAATCATTATGGCAGAAGGCGATGCCCCTCTCGTTGGCACACAATCTACGTTAGCTGAATGGATTGGCCCGTATATTGCTGATATGCTTGGAAAAGGATGGGGTTTATCAGAAACACCCTATCAGTCCTACGGCGGTCAACTTACTCCTGAAATGAATCAAAACCTGCAAGATGCCTTTTCTGGCATTGCGGGTTTGGCCGTTCCTGACGCTGCAATGTATGGCGCTGATTCGATGACCAACGTTGCCAATCAGATGGGTGCGATGGATTACGATGCTCAGGACTATGCCAGTCAGTTCCAAGGTCAAGGTACGTACGGCAGTCAGTTTCAGCAAGCCAATACCCCATACAGCAGTCAGTATCAAGCGCAAGATGGCGGCTATCAAAGTCAGTATGAAGTACCTGATGGTATGTACCAAGCCGGTAATATTAGCACCGACGCATTTAACCAAGACTACGCTCAGCAATACATGAACCCTTATGTTCAGAGCGCACTTAATCCAATGTTGGATGAGTCTAGGCGACAGGCAGAGGTATCTAGGTTAGGTGATGCCAGTAGATTGACACAAGCCGGTGCTTTCGGTGGATCACGCCAAGCTATTATGGATTCGGAACTAAACCGAAACCTAATGGATAAGCAAAACCAAATGCTGACACAAGGCTACAACACTGCCTACGATAAAGCCTTGAGTGCTTTCGGTGCAGATCAAGGTCGCGACCTACAAGCTCAAATTGCACAAGACCGCTCTATGCAAGTAGCAGGGCAACAAGGTCTTGAATCGGCAGCGCAGCGTGCTAAGTTTGGCTTGGCCGCTGACGAAATGAGCATGAAAGATCGCGACTTAGCCGCTAAGTACGGCCTGTCTGCCGATGAGATGGGCTTGAAAGATCGTGATTTAGCCGCTAAGTATGGCTTAGCTGCCGATGAGATGGGCTTGAAAGATCGCGACTTAGCAGCTAAGTACGGTGTGACCGCAGATCAACTGAGTCAGAAAGATCGACAATACGAGTCTGCGTTTGGACTAGATGCTTTGACTTCTCAGTTAGGTGCTTATGATAAAGCAGGTACAGCAGGACTTCGTAACTTAGCTGCCCAAAGTGACTTGATTAATCAGCAAGCCATGCTAGGTAGTACAGAAAGAGATATGCAGCAGGAAGCCCTTTCTGCCGATTACGCTCAGTTCCAGCAAGAGCGCGACTTCCCTTACGAGCAATTACTGTTTCAACAGTCTTTATTGCAAGGTCTGCCCATTACGGCTAGGCAAAACGAGTATGGTGATATTAACCTCCTACAAGAAATACTTGGCGGGGCTTCGGGCGTAGGCGATATTTTAGACATACTGTTTCCAGATTGAGGATTAATAAATGAGCATCGACCAGCAAATTAACGACAGGGTTAGAGCGTTTTCTGGAAACCCCGCTAAGCTTGCACAGCGTTACAGCTACAGTAAAGATTTGCTTGATCTTCTTACTTTGCAAAAACTACAATCGGATAAAAATGCGGTTGCTAAGCAAATGCAAGCCGCTGCCGCAGGTAACATTCCCACTGACACCATAAAGGGGCAACGTGAGAAAGAGATTCAACAGAGGACTCAGCAAGAAGTTGCTCAACAAATGGGTATGTCTGTTCCTCGCCCCCCTATGGGTGGTATGCCTAATCCCGCTATGGGTGGTCGGCCTCCTATGGGCGGTATGCCTCCCGCTGGTATTGCTGGCGCTCGTCCTCGTCCTCCCATGCAAGGCGCACCTCAAGGCATAGCTGGTGCACAAGGCCAACGTCCTAATCCAATGGGCGGTGTTGCAGGATTACCTACGCGTCCTATGGGCATGGCAAGTGGTGGTATTGTTAACTTTAAAGTAGGTGGTGACGTTGACGAAGAACAGAAGATAACCCCTTACAGAGCAGATGACCCTCTTTCCGAAATTATAACTAATTCTGGCGACCCACTTTCTCAAGATGACGAGTACTACTTCGCGCCTAGCCTTCGTGACGAGCAAGACGGCGATGTTCTTTTAGAAAGAATTGGCGACTTGGAGCCAGCTATCGTTGCAGAGCTTATGGCTATTCTAACGCCTGATGACGAACAAACTGGTGTTTTGAAAGATGAGCTTCTAACGTCACCCACAGAAGACGAATTACTGAGCGGTAGAGATAAGATAGCGGAAAGAAAAGAAGAGGATAGTAAAACCTCAGATGAAGACGCCGTACTCAAGGCGCTGCAATATATGACTGCTGGCGGGCCTGAAGGTTCTGACAATGTGTTTAAAGATATAGCAAGTGCAGGGAGTTCCGCTCTTGACTTCTTAGGTGACATTGATCTTGAAGACGTTGGCGCTCGCATGATGGATTTGAACGGTGTCGAAAGAGAAACGAGTTCTGAAGAAGGTGAAACCAAACAGGTTAGCCAAGAAAGCGCTGACACTACTACCGGCCCTGCCGTTGAAAAGGATTTGCCGAAGGAAGACCAAGAGCTTCTTGATCTTATGGGTACTGACTTTGGTAGAGATGTTGTTAGGGGTACGCCATTTGACAGCTTAGATGCAATTAGCGGTCAAGACACCACGTTAGACCCTAAGACCGCAGCTAAAGAAGGCATAGCAACATCAGCAACTACCCCTGCCCCTAAGACCGGTATTGCAAAATTCTTAGAAGGGTTACGTTCTGACGAGTTCAAGACTTTTGCAAGAGGTGCTGTTAATAGTAACAACCGCAACTTTGGAAGAATTATGACGGCGGGAAGCGCTGCACTTCAAGACAAAGACAAGTACGATAGCGCAGTTGCGAGAGAGAATCGAAAGTTAGACCTAGAAGAATCAGCACAGATAATAAAACAAAGAGACGCCAGAGCTGCGTTAGATATACAAATGAAACAGCTTGCGCTAGACGCTCAAAAAGGAAGAATTGAAAGAGAGGAAGCTTTCAGAGAAGCACGAGAGTTTGCACAGCAGACCTTAATGATGAGTGAGGGTTACGCAGAGCAGTCTCCAGAAATGCAACAAGAGCTAGTTCGCGCTGCGTTAGAACAATCTTCGCCTTACTGGGCAGCGTATTACGAAGAGAATGACGCGCTAAGCGGTCAAGGTATAGCACAAGTAACTGTCAAATAAGCTTAGGTAAATAATACAATGCCAATCTATGAAGTCACTAAGCAGAATGGACAAGTTGTTGAAGTTGAAGGGCCATCGGGTATTGGTCGCAGAGAGCTTGCTTCATTAGTTCGTCAAAAAGACATAAAAGAAAGAGCAAGAATCAGAGATGCTGAAGAGGTTACGCTTGGCGAACGGGCTGGTGACTTTTTTCCCGCGTTAGGTCGCGGGGCAGTAAACACTGGTGAGCTTGGTGCTTTGGGTCTAGCGACTCTGCTGCCAGAAGAATATGAAGACAAGGCCAGAGATTTCATTAGGAGTTCAGCAGAAACTCTAAGACCAGAGCGAGAGCCGGGACTTGAAGATGATACTTTAACTAAAGTTGTTGAAGGTCTAGGTTCAATTGGCCCGTATTTAGCTGCCGGTATGGTAGGTGGCCCCGTAGCGGGTTTTGCGGGAGCAGCAGGTTTGGGTGCCGCCGCCGGTACAGGTGATGCATCGGAGAGAGCTAGAGCCGCTGGCGCTACAGAGGAACAACGAAATCAAGCTGCTATGAGTGGTAGCCTTATTGGTGCTACGCAAGCCCTTCCTATTAATAGGATACTTAAACTTACACAGGCATTACCTAACGGCATTAAAGGTAAAGCAGTCAAAGCTATCCGAGGCGGTTCTTACGAAGGTGCACAAGAAGCTGTTTACGAGTACCTGCAAAACGTAACCGAGCGTAAAATTTACAATCCTGAATTAGAATCGCTGATGGAGGGCGTTTTAGAGTCGGGCGGTATTGGCGCGGCTGTAGGTGCTATCGTAAGTGTACTGATTCCCTCAAGAGGAAGAGTCTCGTCGTCTGAAGACGCTCCTGATATAGAATCGGAGTTGTCTGACGCTCCAATGGATGACGCTCCTTTGCAGCCATCAGCTTTTGATCCTATGAGCGATATGACCCCGCCCCCTTTAACCGAAGGGCGAGCTAGACCTTCACAAATGAACATGCCTCAGCGCCCTGTTGAGATAGACGATCTTGATAGCCTACTAGACAGACTTGACTCTTTAGAGTTAAACGAGCCTAGATCAGCCCGACCTTCACAAATGAACATGCCTCAGCGCCCTGCTGAGATAGACGATCTTGATAGTCTACTAGACAGACTTGACTCTTTGGAGTTGAACGAACCTAGAAAAGACAGACCCGCTCAAATGAACATGCCTCAGCGTCCTGTTGATGATTCTACTCTAGACGCAGCCCTCGCTCAGATAGAAAACGTAAAAGAGCCTACAGAGCAAATTGCCCTTTTATCAGAACTACTTAAAGACTCAGATGGACAGGGTGATTTATTTCCTAGCGAACGTTTAGATGCCGTGACTGCACCGAAAGCAGAGCCACAGACAAAGCTGCCCACACAAGCGGTTCAAGGCGAGTTGCCTGTTACTACCGATCAGACCCCAGCCCCAGTACAAGGGCGAATGCTTAGTCAAAAAGGTCAGCCTTTGGGACGCGTTCAAGATAAGTTTAGGGGCGCAAAAGCTAAAGCTCCTGTTGTACCTCAAGCCAAATCCGAAGCTACACCAGCAGCAACGCCGGTTGTAGTAAACGATGAGATGTTAAATGCGCTTAGCGTTCCAAAGTATGCGCGCGTGCGAGCCAGAGTTAAGGGCAAGGACTTAAACAAGCCAATAGAAAAGGCTTTCGTAAAAAGAGAACTACAAGCCTTTGCGAACAAGAGCGGTAACAACAGAACTAAGTTGTTAACTACAAAGTTCTTTGACGATAAGAGTGAGTTCGGTTCTAATGTAGGACTGTTCGGCGTCGATAAGAGCGGAAATGCAGTACCTAATAGAAAAGTAGCTCGGGACGCAGCGGTTAAGGCCGCAGCGCAAATAGCTGCAAAAAAGAAAGCTCCAAAGGCAGCTAAATCTGCTGCACCTAAAGCTCCTGTCAGTAAAAAAAAAGTAACGGAAACCGCTAATGTCGAAAGCCCTGTTAAACTTGACACAGGAACAGATGGAGATGGCGCTAAAGGTACTAGCGGAAGCGTCACACAGCAACGAAGACGAGCTATACCTACTACAGAGCGAACTGCCCCCGCCGCTGGACAAACTGGACGGCCTAGCGTGGCAAGTACTCGGAGTGACGTACCAGATACTAGAAGCAGAAAAAGAACTAAGTCTGCTCCACTAGCCCCCAAGCCTAAAGTAAAAGTTGCCAAACCTGTCGATCCTGAAGATAAGGTCGCTGCTGTTGTAGCCGACAAGAAGATCAAGGACGTTAAGCAGGTACAAGCAAGCAAGAAAGGTTCTGTTAAAGATGTGAACGTCATCAAGACTTACTATAGTAAGTTTGAGCCTGATGTTGCGGCTAGGCGACTGGCGTTTGATGCGTCTGAGCTTGGGTACACCAGCAACGAAACAGCTAACAGAATCAAAGAAGAAGGTAGCCCAAGAGTCAGTAAAGAACTAGAGGGTACGTCAAAACAACGCGCCAAACTTGCTGTTAAGTTTATAGAAAAGAGCGGCACTGAGTCTCAAAAGAAAGCCCTTGCTAAAGCGCAGAAAGAAGTTGATGTACTGGTAGAGGCCAACAAGGGTCAAGCTGAACAACGCCAATCTTTTGATGATCGCGTTGCTGCTAGAAAAGCGATGGAGCAGAGGCAGGTTGAAGAAAGGCAGCGTAGGAGTGAGTCTGAAGAAGCTCAAGAAAACCGAAGAGAGCGCCAAGCCGCCAAGAAACAGCAGAAGATAATTGACGATGCCGTAGACCTTACCGCTGAAGAAACCGGCGCATTGAGTGATGCCGAAAGTGACCTAGCAGCATTCGGTCTGTCTGAGTCTGATTTCAATATGCTAGCGCATGAGGGTTTGTTAGAACTAGCCGCGCCTATGGATAGCACTGCTGCCACTGCACTTAGAAGTGGTGATGTGCAAGAAGCGTTAACAATAATGTCTAACCGGGAAACTGGCGCACTTTCACGTATTGCTAAGTTGTTTTCTGGATTAGTGGATGACCTTAAGATTGAGTTTGTTGACGACTTGGGTAAAAAAGACGGCGTTTTAATTAAGGGTCAATATCGGGTTAGCACCAACACAGTATATCTGCTTGAAGACGAGCCGATAACTAATCACGGCGTCTTACATGAAATCGCTCATGCTTTAACTCATAAAACACTTAAGAGTAAAGCAAACCCAACTACTAAAAAAATAACAAAGCTATACAAACAAGCCAAGGCTGAACTTCCTGCTAGTTACGCAACATCAACTATACATGAATTTGTCGCTGAATACTTTGGTAATTCTAATTTTCGTAGGGAACTCAGCTTTATGTTCCCGAGAGATAGCCAAAGAAAAAGTATTTTCCAACGCTTGACAGATGCGATAAAACGACTATTCGGAAACATAGCAACGCGTGGTGATCTTAACGATACAATGGAACAGTTGCTTGCTCCTAGTGCTACTGCTGCTACTTCCAAGGTCTATAACTTGATCACCGACAATGAGCGAGTGCTTAAGATAATAAATCAAGATGTAACAACAACAAAAGAAGAAGGGATGGCAGCGATAAAAAGACTTAACAATAAAGCGCTCCCTTCTATGTTAGGTTCTTTGCAGCTATCACTAGTTGTCGATACCGCTAAAGATGCATTTAAGTCAGCTATTCCCATACAAAACACAATCAGTGAGTACGAAGGTCGTTTGTATGGCGATCAGCAAGCAATTGCAGTAACGGCAGCTAAGGACTTGCAAGAGTGGGGACAGAAAAACACCGAAGCTTTAACCGACCTAAAGCAGATTTTACTGGACGGCACTTTGGCTCAGATTGATTTCAGAAAAGCTAAGAATGAGTACAGAGGTGAGCAGAGGGCGGCATACGAAAAGCTAGAGCCGATATGGAATAGCCTGAAGGACAACGGAGGGCAGCTTGAATACAAAAAGGTCAGGTCTAACTATGACCGAATGTACAAGGATTTGCTTAGTCAGTTAGAGGTAGCACTTGGGGCTATTGATCCCGAAACTGGAACTAAGATATACAGCGAACTGTACGAACACTTTAAGAACAACGCACTTGAAGGTTACTTCCCCTTGCAGCGCAGAGGTAAATATCTTCTGTCTTACACATTTACTGATGCAGAAGGTAAAGCTAGGGATGCTTTTGAGATGTTCCCCAATGCAACCGAACGAGATTCGCGTGTCGCATTCTTGAAGGAAAACCTGTTAGAACCAGAGCAAATTCCTCTGATCAGAACACCGACAAAGCTAACAGACTATCTCACAGGGGACAAAATACCTTACAGCTTTGTAGGTAAGAGCTTATCCCTTATCAATAGGTTGGGTAATACCCCTGAGATTGAAGTGATCAAAGAAGAACTGATAAGGACAGCTATTGAAGCTGCTCCGCAGCGAACTGTCTTGAATGCGTTAAAGAAGCGTACAGGCAAAGCTGGATATAACGATGACGTTGTTAATGTCTATGGCTCTTCTTTGACTGATCTTGCAAGAAAGATCAATAGCATGAAGATGAGGGATGAGCTTTCTAGAACTGAGGCTGAGTTGGATGCTGAAATGAAGATCATTGCAGCCGAAAACAACAGCCCAGAAAACGAAAGAAAGCTGATTATAGGTGAAGAATTAAAAAATCGTATAGCGCTGGCACGGAATCCTATTACGGGAACTGTTACAGACGCAGCGAACATAGCTAAAACAGTGGCCTATGGCTATACGTTAGGAGTAAACGCATCCTCGGCGCTCATTGATACCTTTTCTTTGCCGATGGTCATTGCTCCGCATCTAAATGCTAAGTTTGACAGAGGTATTGTAAATACCAACAAGATACTTTTAAAAGCCGTCAAAGATGTTATGAGTACACCCATGAAAACGACGGTGGAAAGCTACACCACTAAAGGGCTAAGCGATAAAGAGATTGAAGAAAGCGGTCTTGAAAAAAGGGATGTTCGCGAAAAAAGAGCTTGGTATTCTTTAGCTAATATGGATTTGAGCGGTAACGATAGAAACTCAAGAGAGCTAAGGCCGCTTGTCGATGCCATGCGTAACTACGGTCAGATTCACCAAACGGCATGGACACAAGACAGTGGTGAAATGACGGGTGAAACTAGCAGACCGATACTTTCTTTTTTTAACAACTTAATGGGTTCACTGATGCAAGGCAGTGAAAGAGTGCGAAGAGAAGCTACGATTTTAGCCAGCTATCGGATGAGGCTGGAGGATCAAAGAAAGGCAGGGGATAAGGTAGATTACGAAAAGGCCGCACGAGAAGCCATCACTGATAGTCAGATGGTGAACGGTGCAATGTCCACCTTGTCTAACACGCGCTTCGGACAAAAACCGCTAATGTCAATGGCCTTTATGTATAAGAGCTATGGTACGCGCATGATGTACCTACAGCTTAAAATGTTTAAGGCCGCACTGGGGGGAGAAACCCCTGAAGCTAGAGAGGCAGCGCGGAACCATATATTTAACGTTTATCTTGCGTCGGTTGCTTTTGCGGGAGTTAGAGGTATTCCAATGATAGGCATATTTGCTTTTCTGTGGGATATGATATTGACTGACGATGACGAGGACGATTTTGATAACATGCTACGTAAGAAAATCGGCGTTGGCTTATCGACTGGTCTTGTAAACACCTTTGCGGGAGTAAACGTTGCCGACAGAATCTCGCTGACTGATATGCTCTATCGTAGCAACCGTAACTACGATCAGACTCCTTCTGAACTGTACGCAACCTTGGCCCTTGGCCCTGTATGGGGAGTAGTGAGTAGAGTCCCAAGAGCATTTAGCGCGTTGGAGAGAAACGATTATGCAAGAGCTGCTGAAAGCTTTTTGCCTCCAGCGATTAGTAACCCTTTAAAAGCTATAAGGTATGGATCGTCTGGTGCGAAAACCACAAGCGGGGATATGATTACTAATGACTTCGGAGGATTGTCACTGGCTGGGCAATTCTTAGGCTTTGCGCCTACATCGGTTACAGAGTCTCAGCGGTTTACATCTAATCAGAAACGCATAGAGACTGAGCGTGCACAAGACCGATCAATGATTCTGAAGAGAGCTTGGCTTGCATACCGAATGGGTGACGGGGTTGGATACTCAGATGAGATTAAGGAGGCTATTGAATTTAATCGCTCGCTACCTGCAAACTCTAAGTTTAGAATTGATATTGGTAAAGACGGAACCTTTGACCGATCATTTAGAAGCAGGATGAAGGCCGTCGAAGAGAGAGTTATGGGGATAAGGTACAAGGACAAAGATCAAGCGCAGATGGCTAAGGACGCACTGGAGATATAAAAAAGCCCCCTGTTAGGGGGGCTAAAAGGAGACTACCATGAATAACCCCTCCCCATGACAAGAGCGGTATCCGATTATAGCCTTATTGAATCCAAACGCGCAACCCAATAATACCATGCTCTATTACAGTCTTACTCTTTATTTGTAACTCTTTTTCTTTAGCCACCCGCTTAACTTGTAGCTTTGCTTTGCTTACGTTTATACAAGGTATAAAGAAAGAACTGCCGCGAACAGCGGCATCCCAGTAAACGTTTACCTGAATACCATCAGGATTGATCGTCTTCATTTTCTGCTAGGCTGGCTATTTTTTCTAGTTCACGTAATGCATCTTCGTCCTGCAAGTCTAGAATATCCTTAACGTTAACCCATAAAGCTTTGACTGGGCCTGTGTCAAGATTATGCCCTGCCAGTAATCGTTTGTTCTTTCTATGGGCGTTATGGTTTCGGCATAGATCACGGTCTAACTCAGAGTAATTCACTCTTTGATCTAAACACCATTTACGCAGAGGGCTGACTGCCAAGTACAGCATTTCGGTATCAGGCTCTAGCCGACCCACGACCTTGTAAGGATCAACACTCTTTACCAAGCTGTCCAATGCGTTGTTATGAATGCCTTGCTTACGTAAATCCTTTTTGCTGTTAATGATATATATGTTACGTATATTCTCTGCCACATATTCATTTATAGTTTCTGTTGCGTTACGCGTAATGGTCACTACTTTCTCACGATTATACTTGACGATTTTGGCGCTAGTCGTAAGCATTAAATTGGTATCGAACGACCAAATCCCTAAACGGTTAGCGATGATATTTGCAGCAATTGCAACGGTTAGATTGGCTTTCCACACCCTATTCTGCACTGCCAGCCTGAGCTTTTTGTTAAGCACCTGACTGGTCTTTGTAACAAGTTTCTGTACTTCTTCCTTGTTATTTAATATGTATCTAATAAAGATCGGCCCTGCCCACCCGTAGTTTTTCTCAAGCAGGTCATTGAACCTGTCCGATTCTTCTCCCCCTTCGGCGTTTTGGTTGAAGTTAACACCGTCACACTCCCACTCTAGAATCCTTTGTGCTTCAGCGCGAGGTACATTCTTAAAGGTAGATACACGTTCAATGAAGCTGTTATTACCGTTGGTCATCACGCCCAGTGACCAAGGTTCGCCCCTGATACGTTCTTGGTTAGCCCCGCTTGACATTCGACCTTTCTGCTCACCATCGGTCATAACCATAGCAAGTGCACTTAGTTCGTGAGGCGGCACATCTCCAACTTCATCTATCAGCAAAGGCAGGTTCTTCCATATCTCCGCCCTGTTCATTGTGAAGTTACCTGTATCCTTACCCTTAATCCGCAAGCTGGGGCCACCCCAAATAGAGTTCCCTGCGTCCATAACAGACGTTTTACCAAAACCGCTGTCACCACTGAACAAATGGACACCACCGCCTTGAATCTTCGGTATAAACTCAAACAGGGGTGATCCCAAGCAGAAGGCTAAACAGAATTGGTGCACATCAAGATCGGGTCGATTGTACGTTTCGATCATTTCCTGCCACTTCTCGTAAGTACCTTTAGGCTCAAACGCTGGAAAGAACCTAGCTGTAGGGGGCGAAGGGTGATTTATCAATATCTCGTCTTTAGTGATTTCTTCAGCGCCGACTACAAAACCGTCTAAGCCCTTAGTCCAACCAAATTGTCGTCTAGACTCATCAGCTTTGCTTTTCAATTGCAATTCCTCCACCCACTTTTGTATATAGGCCATAAGGTTTTCCATCTTCATCATTACTACGCCGTGATGTGACATAGCTTTTCTAAACTCTTCTCGTGACGTTGCTGCTGTCAGAGGTAGTACAAACTCCTTCTTGCCGTCTTGTGGTAAGATGAAATTGACAATTATAGATTCACCAAGCTCAGGGTCACGTATCCTACGGGTTACATATATGTCGTTATGATAAACTAATCGTTCTTCAGGCTCATCATCAGCCAGAGTTTGCGAACGAATATACACGCCGCCGTTCAACCCTCTAAAGTAAGGCTTAGGGTATTCAGGGATTGTATAAGTTACTTGATCATCAAACAGATCAGAAACCACTTCTTCGCCTTCAGCCTCAGCTATCTTCCTGCCCAGCGACCAAGGGGTATTTATCTGCCCTTTGTGGGGACAATCTTCGCAACCTTCAGGGCGCTCTTCTTCAAAAGAACTACACCTGTACGGGCCTTTAATTCTTGATAACTTGTATTCGGTTTCTGAAGGATCGTACTCAGGGTGATTTTCTGACATACGGTGCATTACTTCGTCATACTCTTCACAAAACTTAGCGATAGATAAACCTGCTCTCCATAAAGGTTCGCTAACTTCGTCTTGATGCTTAAGTATGTAGTCAAGCTGAGCGCAGCCTTGACCGACTTCATTCTTTTCTTCTATTTTGGCGAAGCTTCCTTGTACGTTACTTTGCAGTAAATCAAGTAACGCGCTGTCTGCTTGGTCAATGTTATCTGATACCAGTACCGGCGCGGGTGCTGTATCAAACTTATCAGCAAACAGGGAAAAGGGTACGTAGTTAACAGTGTCACTTAAAAACTTGCTATACGTATCCGACCGTGTGTTATACGTATTAGGTGTACGTAACACCCTAGCGCCGTCGCCTGTAACTTTGGGGTCAATACGTAATCCGTGATCTATACAAGCTTGCCGAAAACTGAGAGCCACCGGCTTCCAATCATCCATCGACACCGGTTCGTCAAGAATCCAATAAGCGTGAATACCGCCGCCTGAATCTACAATAACCGGCTTAGGTAGACTGAGTGCTTTACAGAATCCTCTTAACTCTTTTACTGCTTCCTGCTTGTTGTCATAGCGTATTGCTCCGTGGTCTGCATCAATGTCTACAAAGAAAGATTTAATCTGCAAGGCATTGCTGCTTTCTCTTAAATCTCCGTTCTTAAATGTAGCTAGTGCGAAGTAGGAATCTTTTTCATTCTGGCTAAACTGTTTAGTTACGTGGTCAAGTTCTTCTATGGTCTGATAGAACTTTTGCACTATCGGGTCTTTACTAAACGCGCAATACCAACCAGAGTCCCCCAGCACCGCCTTAAAGAAATCTAAAGCGTTCATGGTATGTCTCCAAAAATGCCCCCACCTACATGGCAGGGGCGGGGGTCAGATCAATCGTCCCATTCATCAATCACTTCGTCTAGTGCTGAACCTAAACTTTCTTTATCAACAGCATTGCTTGACTTAACTGCTTTCTTGGGTTCTTCGATCACTTCTTCTTTCGGAGCTTCTTTTACAGGTGCCTTTTTTACAGGTGCTTCAAGCTGAGGCTTCTTCTCTACCCCATCGGTCTGAGCCACGGTAAGCTCAATGGCACGCATCGTATCTTCAGACTTAAGCTTTGCTCTTATTTGGTCAAGCTCAGCCTCTTCCAAAGGACGGACGGGTTTGAAGAATAACTTAGGAACAGAGGCCGACTCATCGAAGTACATCTGCGTAACGATGGCTGAAGCTGGCGCACTGTGTTCCTTTAAGTACTTAGCATAAGCACCCATCGGCATGTTGCCATTAATAGCCTGACCAAAGATGCTAGTCGCTGCAAGTTGAAGCTGATAGATATTATCTAAATCACCTTCTATGGCTACCGCTAGTCGCTGGTTAAAACGACACGCACGAGACTGGCCTTGACCTGATCCCTTGACGTTCTGAGGGCAGTCACCGCAACGTGAGGACTGTCGGCCTTCATCTGTTACATCTTTAGCAGGTACGCCACCGTTTGCGTCCTGTGACCAACAGGCAGGAGGAGCGGGGTTTTCTGGATCGTACGTTCCCTCGTAGTAGGTACGTGATACCGGAGCGGCATTCACAATGATGATATTCATTGAGCTTGAATTGCTGACCTCAACCTGCTCACCACCTACAATCTTCCTAAACCGACTGCCGTTCACACTGATGCGCCGTGACTTACCGCCACCGCTTGCATCTGAAAGATTACTGCTTGCTTCCTCGAAATCTTTTAGGTTTGCACCTAAACCGTCTTTCCAAGTTGTCATGTTCGTACTCATAATAGTCTCTCTTAGTTAAGGTAAATGGGTTCTACAGTTACAGGCTCGTCGTCTGCTTCGGTTTCAGTTTCGTCTTGAGACATTACTGATACCAATGCAGCTTCCACTTGATCCAGCTTAAAGCGAGTAGTCTTAGCTACCTTTATGTAAGCTGATGAGGGTATGATGCCACGTTTAACCCAGTCTCTAACTGTCCAGACAGACACGTTAAAATACTGTGCAACGCCCTCTGTAGTTTCAAAAGGGCTTGTGGCCGGTTGTTCTTTATCAGACATTTCTGCCTCCTATTTAGCTTTTCGCACTGATACCACATACTCGGAATCAACATTGAGTCCAGCGGGTACAAGGGTGGGGTTTTCATCCATGAACTGCTTAACGTTAGCTTGATTCAAAGACTTCGTTAAGAACTCAGGAACTTCATGCTGGAGTATGAACTGATGCATAGATGCCCAGTCATTTGTCCAGTACTTAGTTTTTATAGACCGATAAAAAGTACCTGCTTCTGTGCGAACAGACTCAATATCGTTTTCTTTGCAGTAATCCAGCAAGGCCCGTTTGATCCGTTCTTGCTGTGTCTTCAAGCGTTCATCTTCCTGCTTGAAATCGCGAGATAAAATATCTCTTTTACCTTTTATTTTAAGGTATATATCAGTTAACTTCTCGACAGAAACATCCATCTTACTCTCCTTTCGCGCACCGAAAATTACTCGGGGTTGGTTAATATAGGTGAGGGCTGTGAGCTAGTCAAGTAATTGTTTATAAAGATCGACAACTTTTGAGTGAACATCAATTCTCTGATCTAATAACGAGTACACATGATCTTCAACTGCTGATCCAATTAGCTGTACCACTGTACACTTGTGTTTCTGCCCTGCTCTATGAATCCTAGCGTTAGCTTGATAGAAAATATCTAGAGACGACGTTGGCCCCCACCAAACAACTGTGTTGGCTGCGGTTAGCGTAACACCGTGCGCGGCAGCTTGCGGTTGGATTATCAGTACTTGGGGGTCGGGGTTTTGCTGAAACGACTTAAATATTTCTGTGCGCTTGGACACGTTGACGGCACCGGAAATTACATCGCACGACAAACCATCTGCACGTAGCTTATCAGAAAGGGAACTGATCACATGCTTAAACGGAGCAAAGATTAAAACCTTTTGACTTGACTCGTCTATCACCTCTTTAAGAACTTTGTATCTGTTCTTTATATCGAACATCAGCGACTCGCCGTTGTCACTGTAGACAGCACCGGAACTAATTTGCAGTAGCTTGTTCATCACAATGGCTGCGTTGGCTGCGGTAACTTCTTCGCCATCAGCGGCTATCACCATCTTATTCTTAATATCTTTGTAGTACTTGGATTGCTGTGGCGTCAGGTCTACCTTACGCTTGACCATCGTAACTTCTGGCAGGTCAAGACATTCCTCTTTGGTGTACCGTATGGCTGGCTGCAAAACTCTAAACACCGTATCAGTAGCGTCGGCTTTAGGCACGTATTTAAACTGAGTGACTTTGTTCATAACTTGATCACGCCATGATCCGAAGAACTGCGGCACTGCTGAGGGATTAACTAGCTTTGCTAACCCATACGCATCAAGCGGGGACTGCGCTGCCGGTGTACCGGTCATCATCCATAGGCGGGTATCCCTATCTATTAAACGATTAAGAACTTTCCATCTTTTAGACTTAGCGTTTTTGTAAGCGTTTGCTTCATCAACTACAACAAGATCAAAGCCACCGTTAAGAAGCTCATCAAGAACAATCTCAATACCCTCATAGTTTATGATTACGTACTCGGCATCGCCGTTTATGATTGCTTTGCGCTTGGTGGGTGTGCCGTGTGCAATGTCAACTCGTCTGTGCATCGCAAAGGTGAAAAGATCAGCACGCCAAGCGGAATCCATGATGGACAGCGGGCATACAATTAAGACCCTGTTAATTTCTTTTTGATTTAGAAGGAAGTCAGAGGCCCATATCACACTAGCCGTTTTACCTGTACCCATTTCGTTGAAACAGAAACATCGCGAGTGCATGGTGAAGAATGAAGAGGTTACAACTTGATGATCAAACGGTGAGTATTTACCTGTCCAATTATACTGACGTTCGATAGGGGAAGGGGCGTTTATGTTTAGGTTACGAAGCACCTTGGTTTCCGGTACGCCCCAATTAACTAGGACTTCATGTTCGGATACTTGTTTGCTCTTTGGTATAACCTCGGTAATTCGTTTTGGATGCTTCACTTTAAGCTTAAGTGCTTTATCTTTTATAATCTCCATGCAGTCTCCTTGCATAACAGAGCGGAGCGAAACGCGTGTGCGTCACTCAGATACTAAAGTTATACATAATGTATAACTTTACTTCTTTTTCTTTTGGCCGTTCCTTGCCCTATTCTTTGAAGGGCTTTCTAAGCGGTAGCCGTCTTTATTGCTGCCGCCTTTGCTGAGCATTTTGTTGTGACTTACATCTTTACCTTTACGCTTGGGAGACTTCTTTGTAACTGTCCCTGTATCGCGCTTATCAATGGCCCTGCGTGCACGCTGACGTTCCATCCGATCAGGGGTTTCGCCCCGTTTCTTTTGCGTCTGGTACTCTTTTTTGTAATCTCTAGCCATTAACCATAAGCCCCGTTGTGTGGGCATTCCTTTACTGGGCAATGCCTACGACATAAGCCACTAGGATGGGCGTTCCAAACGTCATTGTCAAACGATTTTTCCATTCTACTGTAGTCAGACAACCATTTTTGCCACAACTTAATGCTATCTTCTTTATCGTAACTTGTTTTTATTAACTTATCAGCTACAACAAAGAGCAGCCCTGCTCTTACCTTTTTGATTTGAGGGAAGTGTTTGAAGGTTGCAAGTGCCATAAGCTCCAACTGACCCGTATCGGCATACTTTGTGTTCCGACCCGTCTTGTAGTCAATGACCCACGCTAACTCGTTTTCCTCATCTAATATAAGTAGGTCAACGATACCTCTGAACCAAACATCGTCTGCCTTGAATGTGCAAGGCTCAAGATCAGCGGTTAAACCCAACTCGTACTCGCAGAGCTTTTTACCTGTCTTTGCATTTAATGAATCAAGAAGTTTTTGAGAGAACTCAAACTGCGGAGGGAGCGGCGTGTTATCTCTAACATAAAACTCAGCCGCCTCGTGGTAGGCCGTGCCATATAACATGGCATCTGTTTCTTCTTGTGGATAAGCTTTTATAACCTTGACTTGGTGAAACTGTCTAGGGCATTGCTCAAAAGCTTTTATCTTGCTGAAACTCCAAGGTGCTGCTCGGGGTGTACCCATTGCGATTTACCTTTAACGTCTAATTGTATTTCACCTGCTTGAAATAACTCTTTCCACTTCTTGCTATTTTTACGTGGTAGCTTTTCATACACAGGTCTAGGCAAAGCGCCAATTGATACCAGTATATCTTTGGTTTCGGCAATATACCATTGGTAATCAATGTCTGTTGGAAACTCGGTAGGTAAATCTAGGCAAGGCTTTGCACCCTCGGAACGCGGAACGATGTTGCCATTCTTTAAATATGTTATGGGGTTCTTGTTGTCGGTGCTGTAGTACCAGCGTATAGCTTTTCCTAGATTGGTTCCGTCTTTGACTGCACCACCCGTAACTCTTCTCACGGTTACAAAACGTGTCATGTCCCCGGATGACGTTATGGTTTCCTCATAAGGTATTCCATTTAAAAGGTATTGGGTAGCAGCCTCGACGCAGATAGGTGCTTGGGGGTTTTTGTTTAAACCGTCTGGGGCGTACACTCCTTTGGTCTTTACACCATCAGGCTTTATCGCTATGTAGTTATTAACATCTCTGGAATACAAAGAAGTATATAGCGTCTCTTCTGTCTCAAGATTGGTGCGTCTCTCCCACTGAGCGACTAAGTTATCAAGTGTAGGTTTTAAACTACGTGCTGATTTAATAACCACACCATCTGTATTGGCTGATACGACCTCGCACCCGATGTATTCAATAGCTTCTATTAACATAAGTAACGACAACTGACCTGTCAGAGTAGTAGCTATCATTAAGTCAGGACTATACAGGCTGGAATAAACGTTTGAAGTTTTACCAAACGTACCATTGAGAACAATCTTCAATGAGTCAGCAACAGTCTTGTTGCCATCAGCCTTGGCTTTCAGTCTTGTCTCTAGGATATTACGGTAAACTGTTTGGAAAGTGTCGCCAAAGGCGCTGGGAAATAGCTTGAGATTGAGCATGAGGGTGGGATAGTAAGAGGCTACATCTCTATCAAGAAGTATATAATCTTCATCCTCGTGATGAGATACTTCAGACTCTTGACTGTGCAATCCCCCAATACCAATCTTGTATGTGCCATTGCCTATCTTTATTTTCAGCTTGGCAATCTCTTTGGGCATTGCAACGTGACCGGTATCTGATATTTCCATCTTTGCAGACACTACGGTATTGAGCATGTCCTTAAGTTCTTGTGATATAAACTTAATATAGCTCGGCGGCGCATAGTAAAACTCTTTGTAGTCTAACGGCACTCGCTCAGGGAAGTCACCGTGTATACGTTTATACTCAGCTTTTAATACGGCCTCTGCTATCTGAGCATCTGATTTTGAGCGCAGGTCTGTTTTATACTCGGCACTCATGGTTCGTCTTAACTCTACTTGTTTCTCTAACGTGTTATACAGATCAAGAGTTAATAGCGTATCGTTCTTGCAGTACTTACGCATATCAGACAAGTGTTCCGGTTGGATTACGGTATCAGGTTCAAGCGGTAGGTCTTGCAGCTTTTTGCTGTGCATCCTACCTCCGTATATCTTCAGGCTGACCATACCGATCGCTACTTCTTGCAGGTCAATGTGATTCACGGGCAAAGGTTCAATGCCGTACTTCCTGTAAACCTGCCAAGACCTTTGGTTGTTTACGATTATGTCGTCGCTAACTCTTTTAAGATCGGAGTTGGATGCCCTGCCTGTCAATGCAAGATTAACAATCGGCATGTCGTAGCCATTCCCGTTAAACGTTACAATCTCGTGTTCAGGGTTTAGCAGAATCTTAGCAATCTCACCCTTATCAAACGTAGAGTCATCGTCATTAAATATCTCAAATGATTTAGACTTTCCAGATTGATTGGTGAACACCATAAGAAAGTAATTAACATAGCATTCAGTGTCTAACGTTATCACCCGCATACATCAATCCTTAAATTAATAATCAGAGCAGTCAATGCATCTATGTTGTTTTCATTAACAACAACGGCCAGTCCCCCAGCCGTTCTTATCTGATCCAAGTTGCGCTCTTGCAGCATCGTGGGTTTGTTTTTACCTGCTTTACATTCGATACCAATAAACAAACCTCGGTAACAAGCCACAATATCAGGCACACCGCTCTTACCATAGCCGCCGGTAGCAGGATAAAAGTAGTAACATTCTAACTTCTTAAGAATGTCAGTTACCTTGCGCTTAACTTTTGCCTCTGGAGTCATAGCCATCAGCCAGCCTCCCTTTCATAGTAGTCATCAGGTAACGCTTCGACATTAGTTTCTACGTAGTAAATGTCACCGTCCAGCTTCATGCCAAGCAACGGCGTGTAATCGCGCTCTTCAAGCATAGACAGAGTAGCCACTTTGGTTGCTATTTCTTGGTCAACGTTGTCACTTGTCACTAAATTCTTTTTAACCGTAACATCCGTGCTTTCATGCATGCTGAGATTCTTACGCGCTTCCTGTTCAAACAGAGTCGTGATGTTGTAGCCTATTAATTCATTATCAACATTTTTAACAGGGTGAACCAAACACACATCAGTTTTAGTATCGACCAGCTTGTAATAACTATTAGCTAGCTCGTTAATAGGACGAATCATCGGATCGTCAACCCAAGGTGACCCCGCCGCTGGCCTACAATTTTCGGGCCTTGAACGATACGCACCCAACATAGCAATGAAGTCGTGCCTAGATTCATTGGCCTCCCAGTGCTTACCAAACATTATGCCAGTAGCCTTTGAGTAAAACTCGTGCATTTGTTTAGCAATTCCATGACGCTCACTTTCTAGGAAATTAGACACTGCTTGCACATAAGAGCTAATGGTACTGTTAAGTACTTCGCTGTCAGCTGGCCGTCTCAGGTAGGTCAACGCATTGCCTACGGCTGGCCTTAAGTTCTTTGTAGCTTTACATCGGTGAGCATGGTTCCATGCACAGAACATATTGTTTTCAATATGCGGAGACTTGATTAGATATTTGTCTTGGTCAGCACAACCTAGAGTACCAAAACCCAACGCGCCCATTACATAAATGTCATCTGCCCTGTAGACAAAGCACTTTGAAAATGGCCGTGCACCGTTGCGTGATTGCGCTACTTCTAACTCATATCTGTCAACACCAAAACGTAGACTGGGCATTGCCTTCCTAAGTTCGTTGCAGTAGTCGTGAAGTTCTTGGGTGACCGGCAGACAGTCAACGACCCAACCGGATTTCAATGACATGTGCTTAGATTCCTCGCTTTGGTGTTCACAAGGTAGCGCTAAGCTTGATACCAGTCGGCTATTAATTTGCATTTGTTCAAATGAAGTCATGGTTAGTTTCCTATTAATTAACTAAAGTGATATTTTACGATTTCAACAATACGTGATCGTTCCTCTGGTGTTACTTCGTCCATTGGTACAACACGTAAGTCATCAAGAACAGCCATATTTGTTTTTCTGTGTTCACTTGTAACTTCTGCTGCTTCAACAGCCAGCAATATGTCAAACTCTAAACTAGACGTTGCTACTCTCCATTCAGGACTACCATACAGGTAGGCGTCTAGTGGTATGTCAGGGTTATCAGCTTTCTTGGATTTCATATACCTCCTTAACTTATATAGATGATGGATGAATCGGTTTCTATCCAAACCTTCGCACCACAAGATAGTGGCTTGTCGGGTGAATACTTTATGACGCACGGCCCTGTGACCTCCACTGCTTTGCAGTAGGTATTTAACGTACCCTGCTTGACAGTAATAGGCGGTTCATGGAAAGCGTCTGGGTCTTTTAACTTGTTGTTTCTTCTTATCACATGTTGGTTAACATGAATCTTAGTTTTCATTTTCCCTCCATTGATTGTATTAGCCAGTCAATGTGCTTGCGGCACTTCTTCAAATCTTCTACAAGCTTTCCCTTTCTCGGGGATCGCAGTAGGTACTTGATTGCATTGCTCAGGTCTGCTGCTTCTTGACCTAGGAAGGGTGAACATAACTCCTTTTGTATATCCCTAACTTCAATGCCAGCTACCATGTAATGATTGGGCCTGTTGACCACATCGTTTTCCATCATTTACCCCTCGCTTCAAAGAACGCCCAAAGAATTATTCCAGCGATCATTCCATAAAAAAGGATTACTTCAGGTGCACCTTCAATCATCTGCCAGCCTCCTTAGTAGTAACTCCTTAGCCATTTTCATCTGGTCAGAAGTTGTTAGACCTTTCCAATGAAACGTCCTGTTAACAAACTTTTCTAGTCTGTCAATTGAAATAATGTCGTCCACAGGTTTTGCTCTACCCATAGTCTCAGGGTGTGCAAGCTTTCCAATGACCGTGTTATTTTTCATACAGTGTTTTCTCCAAAGAAACGATTAAGTCTTATGCACAAATCTTCAGACTGAAACTCATCTAAGTTGTGCATGATACATGCTGCTGATCCAGCTTCGTCCAATGTGTAACCAGCTTCTAGTAACTGAACAGCATATCCGTATGCTAAGTTATACATTTGTATAACTTTCATTCCCTATCCTCATGCGGGGGTGGGATGTAGTATCCGGTCTCCGCAGCCACTCGGCACAAGGTCTCAACAAGTTCACTGTAATCAGTTCTTGCCGCCTTGGATGATCGCTTTGCAGGACGCCGACGCATCCCGCTGCCGAAGGTTTGACACAGCAACTCATCATGCATTTCATCGGGCGTCATGCCACAGAACGTGGCGAAATCTCGACACCACTTCCTGTAATAGTTCTCTTCCAACACCTGATCAGCCGCCGCAATAATGGCCTCTGCCTTCTCTCGCTCCTCCACTTTCATTACGGTAGCTCAGCAACGATTGAGTAAATAGAAATCAACGCGAACAAAAACGACAGGGCGTACACACAATCTTTAGGCATCTTTATCTCTCCTAGTCCTAACTATTTTTATTAGATGCCTAGAAAGTGACTGGCACGCTTCGTTGGCATGGGTTACTTCTTTCAGGCTTTTCTTCAGCGCATTGTTTTCACGGATTAACTCTTGACACTTATCATTAACGTCGTGAAACATTTGCATTTCAGCTTTTGTCATCAGCCATACCCTCCCACTGAATGTCCATCCATTCTCCCATAGTAAGCGGAGACGAACGTACGTCTTTGCTGAACCTCTTAGCGTCTTTTACAGAAAAGGCTTTGGTGCTGCTACCTGCCCAGTGATCTAATAATACTCCCGCAAGCTCGGGGTTATCAATCATGTACTTGACTTTTTTGTGGGTAGGAAGTTTTTTAACAATAGGTTGTTTCATCGTATGCTACTCGACTCAATGTGCAAGGCTTTACCCTTGTTAGCTTGAAAGGCTTTGTTGTCAATAACGCCCCACAGCACAGGCATAGTCCACTCACCTTGACCATAAAAGAAATAACCATCGGTCAGCACTACCGCACATTGACCTTTGATCTTGTTCTCAAGTATGTACTCAGGTATGCATTGAGGGTCAGTGCCACCGCCACCCTTGGGCCGTACACTCTTAAGAATATCATCAGCCGTTTGATCGGTGTACGTTTCATGTGCACGTACTTTGGAGTCCCAGTACAAGATGTGAACACGTTTGGGTGTTACCATTTTAATAGCCGCGTGTAGCTCGGTAATCATAGTTGACCACTGACGGGCCGACAGCATTGAACCAGAACAGTCCGGTGCGATGATCAGGTCATCGACACGCTGATCATACAAACTTGGTAGGTAGATACGCGCACCCATGAAACGCCGGTTTGGTCTGCGGTATGTTGTTAACCTACGACCTTTACAGTTAGCTTGTATGAAGTCCCTAAGCGCTACTTTCCAATCGACTTTGGGTTCCACTAGATTAGCTAGCCCCAGTACGTCGCCGTGACCGCTCTTCTCTGATGCCAGTAGCCCTTGACGGATTGCGTCCTCGACAGCACGCTCCACTTGCTTTTCTTGTTCGGCACTTAGGGTGTCATCGAAGTGTCCGTGATCGTCGAAGTTGTCATCGTCAGATTGCTGACTACCACTACCTTGCTGCTGGTCGGCATCATCGTCATTGCTACCACTGCCACCACTAGCTTTCTTCTCGTTAACAATGTCCCAGAATATAGCCACTGGGTCTTTGCCCTTGTACTTGGGATCGGCAAAGCCTACAGGGTTACCTGCGTCATCGGTAGGCATTGTGCAAAAGCCGTCAGGGTTCTCAGCGTTTATCTGTAAGTTGATATAGTGATCTGTAGCTTGACCTGCTGCTGATGCATCTATATCAAACAGCCACTTGAACAAAGACGGATGCTTATACATCTTGTGTTTGTTCTCGTGCACACGTACGTAGCGCAGTTGCGCGTCACTCAACGTCTCAAAGAACTTACGACCATACACCTCATCAATACCATTGGTGTATGCAGTAACATCGGCTTCGTCACTGACCGAACAGTTGCCCAGCATAAAGATGCCAGCCATTGCACGGTAACGTGCTTCACCATTGGGGCCGTCCATTAGATCGCCCAAGGCTTTATCGAGACGCTGTTCGAGTGTGAACTTCATGCCTATATTTAACATGTTCATGTTAACTCTCCATTGATAAAAAAAAGGGTGACACAAATTGTCACCCCACAAAGTTATACATTTTGTATAACTATCGCTTGTCAGCACTGAAGATGTAGCTGTTGTCCAAGGCCCACTTGTTGAAGTCAGCATTAGTAACGACAGCCTTCTGACGCTTGTAGGTTTTGGCCTTAGCTTGCAAGCCAAACAATACTTGTGCACCTTTGTCCAAACGTACTAGGTAGTTCATCCACTTAGATACGTCCTTAGCTTCCAGCTTGACAAGCGCACGCGCCACCACCATGCACGCTGCTGCTGCGTCGGTGGGTACGATGGCTGTAGTCGGACTAGATAGTATTGCGTCATGCGAGGGGATTTGATTAAACAATGTCACAAACGCCATAAGATCACCGGCACCATGAGAGCCTAGCGTGCCGATCAATGAGCTACGAGTCATAGTCTCACCAATCAAGTCCATCTTGTGAATGATCTTAGACGCACGCTCCAAACCACGAGGGGTAACGAAGCCGTCGCGAACAACGTTGGGATGGTAGATGTAGTGATTATCTTCAGGGGATGATACATCGTCGAAGGAGTTGAATAACTGAGGATTGTCTTTTACCCACGCCAGAACGGTAGGGTGAATGTCATTGTTGAAGCCCCACTCCATCCATTCGGTAGGGGTCGGCTTTCGGAGTCGTACTTTAGTTACACGGTCTAAGCCATGCGGAGGGATCAGGTCACCAAGATTCTCGGCACCTAGGTTAGTTGTTGCAAAGACGATAGAGCCTTCAGGTAACGGGGTCATGCCAATGCTGCGCTCGTGGAACGTTGCAAACAATGCTTTAAGTAAAGCACCCTCAGCCTTGCCCACCTCGTCGATCATCAGGATAACAGGTTTACCGTGTTGAATACCGAACTCAGCATTAGGCACCATACGTACCACATTCTCAGTTTGCGCTGAGGAAATGTCAGGTACAAAGGCATCGGCTACGTCCTTAGTATTACAATCGAAGTAGCAGGGTACGTGGTCAGGCAGTTGCGCCGCGACCATTTTCAACATGGCAGATTTGCCAATACCCATATCACCCTCAAAAACATAGGTGACCTCATCGCCAAGGTTCACGATAGCTGCGACAGCTTCTTCAAAATTTACTGCGTAAGTTTTTAATGCATTCATGGTTTTCTCCAAAGATTATAGGATGGTTTCAAACAGTCGGCCCTTGTCGTCTACTATCTTGTAGTAAGAGACTTTGGGGTACTTGCGGTTAGCAATAACGTCACGTAGATGACGGTAGTGCTTTGTTCGACGGGGGTTACGGCACCTAAGCACCGTTTGCCCGTCGCAGTTGCCGAGGATTTGACCACCATCCTCGTAGTAAGCTTCAACGTAATACTTCATGTTAAAAAGTTATACAAAATGTATAACTTTAGAAGTCCAAGCTAGGAAGTTGTCGGATGGCATCGTCAAGCTCAGCCTTGGTTTCGACACGCAATGAATCACTATGGCGAAGCTGCTCGACCGTCAAGCCGTCAAACGCTGATGCCAGTTTGCGCTGCATCGTTGCCATCTTGGGATCGTTGGTAAAGTTACATGACCCCAGCAATCGGGTTAGCTGGCGTATGGTATCCAGCCGTGATGCGAACAGCTTGTTTTTCTTACCGGAAGCCTCAAAGTCTAGTTTCTGGCTTAGCTCTACCAGTGACGTATGCAAGTCTACCCACACGGTATCCATTGCACGCTTCATCTCAGCTTGGTAGAAATCTTCATACTCACTTGCTAGGGTGTCCTTCTGCACCTGCGATACATCAATGCGGAAGTCATTACTCGTGGGTACAGGGATAAACGTCGTACGCCAAGAGAACTTACCCGCAAGCTCGTCAAGCGTGGGGTACTGCGTCTCATCAAACAACGTGCCTAATTCGTTACGGCCTCGGTTGATCGCGTCTAGATATACTGAGAAGAACTCACTGACAAGCCTATCGAACTCCTGCTGATGCTCCTCCATTTGAGGCTTGTACTCAAATAACTCTTCAGTGGCTAGCAATCGCAAGCCTGTATCAGACCACGGTAGCGTCTTAGAGTAGTGGAAGTTATTACGTACCCAGCCAACGTGCTTACCGATGGCCTCAAACTCAGGCAGTGTGATCAGCTTCTTGTGAACAGACACGGCCTTGGATCGTGCGCCGGTAGCTACTGATAAACTGTCAGCAGCTTTAGAGTCCTTCTTACGTCCAGACCAAGACGATACATTCCAGCTTACAAGACACGCTGAGGTTGCGAGGGATACATCGGTTTGAATGTCAGGGGTGTTGAAGTTTAATTCAGTCATGGTTTTCTCCAAAGATTTTTTTGAATGGGTTGTTTATGGGTTCAGGTGTCCGATCAGGAATCAGACAGTCAATTGGCGTTATGCCATACTCATTGCTGAGCCACTTCGCGAGTACATCACACGCGTTGCTCAGCCTTCGTGATCGCCGCTCATAGTTCTCTATGTGCAACTCGTACGCCCAGTCATCATATAAGTCCCATAACAGCACGGCGTCGAGTACCGTCATGTTGTCACGCGATTGGCTGATGACTGATTCGCTTGGGCAAGGCAAGTTCTTGCTGATGGTGGCTAGATGCGACGGCCTTGTAAGTTTCGCACGCGCCATGTTGCTTCTTCTTGTTCCCATGTGTCTCCTTAAGCTCATTGGATACTGAATGTTGTTGCTTCTTCTTGTTCCCATGTGTCTCCTTAAAAGTTATACAAAATGTATAACTATTGGCTTTACGTAATTTTAGGATTGGTGCCGATACCCTCAGTAACAGGGATCAGGTTTGATTTGTGCATGGTGGCAATACCTTTAACCAAGGAACCGGTGTAGGTCTGATGGGTTACCCTACCTTCGGCCTCGGGGTTGAACGGTGCGATGGGTGCGCTCGGTATTGCTGCGGTACTGCGCCCAAAGCAAGCGTGCTGATACGAACGTTTACGTAGCTTATTCATGGTTACTCCTAGTGAGTGCTTCGGATACAAGGGACTGTGCGCGATCAACTGCCGCGTCTGCCCAAGACTCGTCGCCCATTGTTAGTGCTTTCTTTGCTTCTTCTAACTCTTTCCTTACATCAAACAACGCGTGCATCACACTGCTGCACCGGATGCTTTCGCCAACGGCACGTTTGCGCCATAGCTCTAACGAGTTTAGAGTACGACGTACTTCCAGATTTTGTTTATCCATGTTTGCTCCTGTTTCTGCTGTGGCTTTATCAACACGGTATTGAGAAACCGTGGACAGGTTTTTTTCGCCAGCGTTACCGCTTGGCGCGAGGCTCATTGGATACTGACTCGGATTGGTAACGAGGGTTCATCGAATAGCCACTCCACGCGCAACTCACACATACTCGGTATGTGCTTTCGCTGCGTGATTCGCCAGTACCCGTCGCGGTCTTCGCTGGCTAGTTTGGATTGTTAGTGCATCGTCGCAGATGGGAGGAACTGTATTGCGTTGACCGGCGTTGGATAGGATCGCGCATCACCACAAACTGCATGGCTGCTACGGCTTTCAGACCAAAAGTTATACAAAATGTATAACTTTCGCACTCCCTACCACTGGCTCTATAACAACAACAACACAGCACAACCAAAAGCGGGTCATGCGGCATAGGTAGCAACGCGTCCAAACACAAATTACTACCATTGAACAACCATTATACGCTGAGAACACGTTAGAGTCAAGTAAAACCAACCAAGTTAAACAAGGCCCAATTCTTTAGTTATTGGCTCAGTATTGTATTGTTATCGTTGGCGATTGTATTGTTACCTTTTTGTTATTTGGTGGACGGGGTATTGTTATTGAGCGTGATTGTATTGTTATCGTTGGCGATTGTATTGTTATTTAGTTATACATTTTGTATAACTTTTGCTTTGTTATCGTTTTGTTATTGTATTGTTATCGCTTTTTTGTGTAAGTTGTTGAAATCATTGATTTGTTATATTGTTATCGCGTTATCGTGGCTATAGGGTGGGAACTGAGGTGTGCGGAGGATGGCAATGCATTCCAGCGGGGTCTAGCGCATCCCCCAATAATTGCTTAATAATAAAAAACGATAACAATACAATAAATAAATAAATTACTACTACTACTACTCACTATCTGCAATCATTTATAAGTGTAATCAGAGTCAGTTGATTGGATGTAGTGAGCTGTTCCTATAAATGGTATTTTGTTATCGGGAAGTCCAAAAAAGGTAACAATACCGATAACAACCTAACGAAACCGATAACAACCTACAACCTCCGATAACAACCTACAACCTACAGCTACACGATGCTACACGATCTACTGGTTTCATGCTGTTATTAAGTTATACATTACGTATAACTATAAGTATCTAACAGTGCGGTATACACGCGACGAACGCGGCCAGCAAAAACTACATGCTACACTAACCTACTGGCATCAAAATTGAGGCGAAAAAAAAGCCACCCCCGTTTGGAGGTGGCTGGTTGGTGTTACTTGCTTTCCATCTTGAACGTTGGATCAATTGTGAAGGCGAGTGTAAATGCCGCCTTGCACGCTTCGGTCACATCAAACTCCGGTGTTTCAAGTTTCTGCATACCGTTGATCAACGCGGTCACTTGCTTCAGTAGTTTCTCAGAAGGTGACACCGGTTGCTTTGGCTCAGCCGATTTTGTTGGCTTAGCTCCCATAGTCGCCTTGAGCCGCGCTCTCAGTACGCCTAGGCGCTGCTGTACCAGTTTGGCATCCTTAGCCTCGTTGACGGTGCGTTCTTTCGCGGGCTTGTTAAAAGCCTTCAAATGGTGCGCCCCGAATATACCTCCAGACTTGCAGAGGCCCTCGGCCATCGCCTGATCTATCAAGCTTCTAACATGCAGTACCGTTAACTTGCTACCGCCAAACTCAATTTCGAGAGCGCGTTGGTCTTGCTTGTTGAGGCCCATCATGTTGGCCGTCACACCGGCTTTCAGTAGCTTCTTAGCAGCGCGTTCTGCACCGGTCTGCGCGTCTCTCAGCGCGTTGGTTATATTGATTTCACCAGAGGTGAACGCGTTTGCTACTTCATTGATAGTACGCTTAGCTGCCGCAGTAACAATGATCTTTTCTGCTTTCTTATCCATAGTAATAGTCTCTATTGATTGTCAATAGTTATACCAAATGTATAACTTTATATGACACTGGCAGTCTGCGCCGCCAGTGAGATCATTAACTCACAACAGCCAACCATTTACAACAACATCGCCGACTTTATCATAACCTGTTACTGTAACGCTTGGGACGTAGGGACTCCAGCCCGATATAGGGGGCGCGGGGCAACCCACGGTATACCGACCCCCGCGATATACAAATTTTGTATCTACTATCTACTATTACTATTCCAGACGAATGATTACGATTTTTCTCAAAACGGATGCGACCCTAGTAGGTTATGCTGTCGGCCATAAAAAATTTCGCGGAAGAGGCTGCTCCGCAGGGGTGGGGGATGCACCTACCCCCTCTTATATGGAAGTACCCCCCTATGGGACTCCTAACTACTTTACTCTTTCTATAATTTTTGCTATATACTCACTGGAATCGGTGAACAACCTGCGAAAAATTTAGTATGACAATAGAGGTAGTCCCTGAACTGGGCGTGGAAATACCTGATGACCTCGGGTATCTAGACCTGAAAGAGCGGATTGAAGCTGCCTGTGCGACTGCCCAACAGCTAGAGATGTACGGGTTGGACATTGCAAACCTCACCGACGCTGATCACGAGCTAGCTGCAACACTTGCCGGTAGCTACGCCGAAGACCCTCACAAAATTTCAAAAGAAGTTAACGACCAGCGCATGAGTTCTATGACACCGAGTTCTATGATACTCGTCGGTAACATATTAGATGAGTTCGGACGACTAGTTGTTACCGACTCTGTGAAGATTCGTAACCTTATTACCAACAAGTTGTTACTGGAGAGCGAACATGACGATGCCAAGGTGCGGTTACGCGCATTGGAGTTGCTAGGTAAGATTTCTGATGTGGGCTTGTTTTCCGAAAAACGCGAGATAACCGTGACCCACCAGACCAGTGACGAGTTACGAGAAAGTTTACGCAACAAATTGTCTAAGCTAGTGGGTGATGAAACGCTAGATGACATAGAAGACGCGGTTATAATTGACAGTGAGTGAAGGTCTGCCATTCACGAAGCTTGAGCTTCAGATAATGTTAAACAACCTCGATAAGTATACTGAGGCTGAGATAGAAGAAATCAACCGAATGGTTGATGAATTACAGAGAAGGGACTATGTACAAAGCTGTAAGGATGATTTGATTGAGTTTTGTAAGCACATGCAAAATGATTATCTTGTCGGTAAGCATCACCGGAAGCTTGCCGATATGCTCATGGCAACCGAGTCTGGAGCGAAAGATCGTGTTTGCATCAATATGCCCCCTCGTCACGGAAAGTCTGTGCTTACATCGACCTATTATCCCGCTTGGTTCTTGGGTCGAAACCCTGACAAGAAAGTTATGCTGATTTCGCACACGGCTGACCTTGCTGTGGACTTTGGCCGAAAGGTACGAAACATCATCGCAAGTGATGCTTACCGTGATATTTTTAAAGATGTGAAGCTCGCGTCCGATTCTAAATCAGCGGGACGCTGGAACACAGACCACGGTGGCGAGTTCTACGCAACGGGCGTTGGCTCAGCCTTGGCAGGACGAGGTGCTGATCTGCTACTGGTCGATGACCCGCACAACGAGCAAGAAATCCTCAACGGTAACTACGAAATTTTTGACAAAGCGTACGACTGGTTCCGTTATGGCGCAAGAACGCGTCTTATGCCCGGAGGTCGAGTCGCTATTGTACATACACGTTGGCACTTGGATGACCTAACAGGCCGACTAACGCGGGATATGGCGAAAAACGAAGACATTGATCAGTACGAGATTGTAGAGTTTCCAGCGATTCTTAGCGTAGATCGTAAGGGTAAAGAGAAGGAAGTGCCTCTGTGGCCTGAGTTCTTTGATCTTAAGGCATTGCACCGTACGCGTGAAAGTATGCCGGTGTTCCAGTGGAACGCTCAGTATCAACAGAACCCCACCGCCGAAGAGGCTGCGCTCATAAAACGCCATTGGTGGCAACGCTGGCGAGCCGAGAACCCACCCTCTTGTGAATACGTCATCATGTCGTTGGACGCCGCCGCCGAGAAGCATAACCGTGCTGACTTCACATCATTGACAACTTGGGGTGTGTTCTTTAACGATCAAGAAGATGCATACCACATCATCCTGTTAAACAGTATTTGTGAACGGTACGAGTTCCCAGAGCTTAAACAGATGTGTATGGCTAACTATGAAGACTGGGAACCTGACGCCTTTATCGTAGAGAAAAAGAGCGCAGGTACAGCGATTTATCAAGAAATGCGTAGAGCAGGGTTGCCTGTTTCTGAGTATACGCCCCACCGTGGCACGGGTGATAAGCTAGCAAGGTTAAATTCTGTTAGCGATATAGTATCATCAGGTATGGTGTGGGTTCCTGAAACACGTTGGGCAGACGAGCTAGTTGAAGAAGTCGCTGCCTTTCCTTTTGGGTCGAACGATGACCGAGTGGATTCAACCGTAATGGCTCTAATGCGTTTCCGACAAGGTGGGTTTATACGCCTCCCCACTGATGAAGCGGAAGAGACTCAATACTTTAAACGGCGTAAAGGTGGATACTACTAATGGCTATTGAAAAAGGCTTATACGAAGCGCCGATGGGTCTGGGGGATTTAATGCCTTCGATGGATACGGATATTGAGATTGAAATTGAGACGCCTGACGCTGTTATGTTGGACGATGGTGGCATGGAAATTGCGCTAATTCCTGACAGCATGATGGCTGAAAATATCCCCTTTGAGGCCAACTTAGCTGAGTTTGTTTCAGAGGACGTACTTCAATCGCTGGGTGATGAGATTGTTGGCGATGTGGAATCTGACATAACTAGCCGTAAAGAATGGTCAGATACTTTTGTCGAAGGTTTAGACTTACTAGGAATTAAACATGAGGAACGTGGAGAACCTTGGGACGGCGCTTGTGGGGTCTACTCCAGCCTCTTAAGTGAGGCGGCTATTCGTTTCCAAGCGGAAACAATGGCAGAGACGTTTCCCGCCAGTGGGCCTGTAAAGACAAAAATTATTGGTATCGAAGACAAAGAAACACGCGAAGCTGCGGAACGTGTTAAGTCCGATATGAACTACCAGCTTACTGAGGTCATGGACGAGTACCGGAGTGAGCATGAGCGAATGCTTTACAGTCTGGGTCTTAGCGGCAGTGCGTTCAAGAAGGTCTACTACGACGATACCGTTGCACGGCAAGTTGCGATGTACGTCCCCGCTGAGGAAATTGTTGTCCCCTACGGTGCGTCCAATCTGAAAAACGCAGAGCGCATAACTCACATTATGCGTAAGACGACAAACGAAGTTGATCGCCTAATGCAAGCTGGGTTCTATAGAGACATTGATCTTGGCGATGCAGCCCCCTATACGACTGATATAGATGAGAAGAAGGCGGAAGCAGACGGTTTTAGTATTAATGAGGATGGGCGTCACACTCTGTTTGAGGTGCACGTTGACCTAGCCTTTGACGATATAGACGCTGACGACAACCAAGTTAAGCCGTACATCGTTACTATAGACACTAGCAGCAACGAGATTCTTGCTATCTACCGTAACTGGGAAGAAGGTGACACGCTATACAAGCGAAGACAGCACTTTGTCCATTACGTTTACTCTCAAGGTTTTGGTTTTTATGGATTAGGTCTGATCCACATTATCGGGGGATATGCTCGTGCTGGAACCAGCCTGATCCGACAGCTAGTAGACGCGGGTACGCTAGCTAACTTGCCGGGGGGTCTAAAAACCCGAGACTTGAGGGTGCGCGGCGATGACACTCCAATTGCCCCCGGCGAGTGGAAGGACGTTGATGTTACCTCTGGAAGTCTTAGGGAGAACTTAATGCCTCTCCCGTACAAAGAGCCTAGTCAGACATTGCTCGCTTTGCTGGACAAAATCACCAATGAAGGTCGAAGGCTTGGCGCTATTTCAGATATAGATATTTCTGATATGTCGGCAAACGCACCTGTTGGTACAACGCTAGCTCTACTTGAGCGAACGCTTAAGCCAATGACCGCTGTTCAGTCTCGTGTGCACTATGCCATGAAGACGGAGTTTAGGCTGATCAAGGACTTGATCGCTGACAGGTCGCAAGATAACTATGACTTTTTACCTAGCACTGGTGAACAAAAAGCGCGTAAGTCTGACTATCTTACGGTTGATGTGATCCCTGTTAGTGATCCAAACAGCGCGACAATGGCTCAAAAGGTTGTTCAATACCAAGCCGTTATGCAAATGGCACAGTCTGCTCCACAAATCTATGACCTGCCTCAGCTTCACCGGCAAATGGTTGATGTTATTGGTATTAAAAACGCTGACAAGATCATACCGCTTACAGAGGATCACATACCTAAAGACCCCGTAAGTGAAAACATGGCAGCTATGGTAGGTAAGCCTATCAAAGCGTTTGTTTATCAAGACCACGATGCTCACATTGCCACCCATACGAGCATGATGCAGAACCCTCAAATCATGCAAGCTATTGGTCAAAACCCAATGACGCCGCAGATTATGTCGTCGTTGCAAGCGCACATTACGGAACACGTAGCGTTTAAGTACAGGGCCGAGATTGAAGCCAAGATGGGCGTTGAGTTACCACCGCCTGATGAGCAAATGCCTGAAGAGATTGAACTTCAGCTTTCTCGTCTACTGGCAGACGCTTCCATGCAGATAACCGAGCAGAAGAAGCAGGAAATGCAAGCTCAGCAAAACCAAGCTAAGCAGCAAGACCCACTCATTCAACTTCAGCAACAAGACGCGGCCCGTAAGGATCGTGAGCAGATGTTGAAAGAGAAGACTCAGCAAGACAATCAGCTACTCAAGTTGCGAGAGCAGCAGCGTAAAGAAACGAATGACCAAGTTAAGTCTATTACCGAGCAACAAAGGCTTGAGCTTGAGCAGGAAGAGATGGCGCTTAAGTACCAAATGGAGCAACGTTCTTTAGCTTCTGAGGAAGAATTTGAACGAGCAAGGCTCCGTCTCCAACAAGTACAAGGACTACTAGGAAATAATAATGTCTAAGTCTGTTTTCCAAGTATTAGTCGCTGATTGTCAGCAGCAGCAAGAAAGAATCAAAGAAGCCATGAGTAAAGGCACGCTTTCTAGCTATGAAGAATATAAAGAATCCTGCGGCTCTATACGAGGTCTGGAGTACGCAATAAGGACTATTGAAGACCTCTCGCGAAACTATGAGGACTCAGATAATGAGTGACGCAATTAAGTTGGACTTAACACCTAAGCCGAAAGAAGCTGTATTGGAGGCTGACATTCCCAAACCTGTGGGGTATCACGTTTTGATAGCTATGCCTGAAGTCGAAGAGACTTTTAGCAGCGGTATCTTGAAATCCAATACAACCATTCATCACGAGTCTATCTTGTCGATGGTTGGTCTGGTTGTTGATATGGGCGGTGAAGCCTATAGCGATACTTCCCGATTTCCGAACGGAGCTTGGTGTAAAGAGGGCGATTACGTAATGTTTCGCTCAAACTCTGGAACCCGATTTAAAGTTAAGGGTAAGGAGTTCCGCCTAATGAATGATGACAGCATTGAAGCTGTTGTCGAAAACCCCACTGCTGTCACTACTGTCTAAGGAGTAGCCCATGCCTTTTGAAGAGGTTAAATATAATTTTCCACATGAAGCCAAAGACGATCCTTCTGAGATTGAAATTGAGCTTGAACCGTCTAGTGCTGAAACCATTAACATGCCCAGCCATAGCACACAGGCTGAGGATGAATTTGAAATTGAAGTAGTTGACGACACCCCTGTAGAAGACAGAGGACGCAAGCCCTCTAAAACGCCACCTGAAGATGTGACTGATGAAGAGTTGGAAAACTACTCTGAGAAAGTGGCTAACAGGATCAAGCATTTTAGTAAGGGTTACCATGACGAGCGAAGAGCTAAAGAAGCTGCTCTCCGGGAAAGAGTCGCACTTGAGGACTACACTAAGAAGCTTATAGAAGAGAACAAGACCTTAAAAACTTCTGTAGGTAAAAGTCGAAGCGCTATCATTGAACAAGTTAAGCGAATGCTAACTACAGAGATAGAGACGGCAAAACGTGAATATGCTGCTGCCTATGAAAGCGGTGATACAGATAAGGTCATGGCGGCAGAAGAAAAGCTATCCAGTGCTAGATTGAAGCACGCAAGGGTAGAGAACATCAAAACTCCTTTACAAAAAGAAGATAATAGTGTAAAAGAGAACTTGCAAAGTTCATCAAATCCACAACCTGCGGAGTTACCGGTTAGGGATGAAAAAGCAGAAGACTGGGCTAGTGATAACCCTTGGTTCGGAAGCGACGATGAAATGACTAGCTTCGCTTTGGGTCTGCATCAAAAACTTGTTAAAAGCGGGTTCGATCCAAAAAGTGAAGAGTACTACGGGAAAATAAATTCCCGTATGCGGGAAGTGTTTTCAGATTACTTTGGGGAGTCGTCTGAAACCAAAAAGTCCCAGACCAACGTAGCACCGGCTACTCGTAGCCGCGCACCAAAAAAAGTTAAGTTGGAAAAAAGCCAAATAGCAATTGCTAAGCGGCTAGGAGTCCCCATAGATTTATACGCCAAACAGGTTGCTAATGAAATAAGGAAGGCTAAAAATGGTTGATTCAACACGACAAAATCGCAATTCTCGCAAAGTTGAAACGCGAGAGTCTGGAGCTAGAAAGCAAGCTTGGCGTAAGCCAGAGGTATTACCTACCCCTGACCCCCAAGAAGGCTGGGCTTTTCATTGGGTGCGTGTTAGCACAAACAATCAACCTGATCCTACCAATGTTTCAGCGAAAATCCGTGAAGGATGGACACCTGTAAAAAGCGCAGATCATCCAGAAATGGAGCTGTATACGGGCGGTGTTGTTGAAAACTCGCGTTTCAAGGACAACGTTGTAATGGGCGGCTTAATGCTGTGCAAGGCTCCACAAGAGATGGTCACTGAGCGAACTGATTATTATAATGATCAGACTCAAGCTCAAATTAACTCTGTTGACAACAACTTAATGCGCGAAAATGACGCTAGGATGCCTCTCTTTAACGAGAGAAAGTCTAAGGTCACTTTCGGGTCTGGGAATTAATAGGAGTCAAAAATGGCTTATCCCGCTATCGAAGCCCCTTCTGGGCTTGTACCGGTAAACCGTCTAGACGGTATGCCGTACGCTGGCGCAACCCGCCAGATTAAAGTAGCAAGTGGCTACAACACTTCGATCTTCAATGGTGATGCTGTCAAAATTGACGGTTCAACCGGAACAGTCGTACGTGAAGCAGCCGATGCTCAAATGGACGTAATTGGTATTTTTGTAGGTTGTTCTTACACTGATCCTGTACTCAAGTACACGATTCACAGTCAGTACCTCCCTGCAAATACCGTAGCGTCTGACATTGTAGCTTACGTTGTAGACGATCCTAACGTTGTCTTTAAGGTAGCTGTTGTTTCCTCTGGTACTACCATTGGCTCAATGGCGCAAACTGATTTGGGCGGTAACGCTCAGTTGGTAGACAACTCTGGTGACACCGCAACCGGTAAGTCTAGCGTAGCAGTTCTTGATTCAACTGCCACAACTGCCACTCTGCCTGTTAAGGTCGTAGCTTTCGTTGAAGAGACTAAAGACTCTTCAGGTGGCTTCACCGAAGCGTTGGTTAAGTGGAACGCTGGTCATCAATACACCAACACAACTGGCGTTTAAGGAGACTGACTAATGGCTATTTCACGCGCCCAACTACTAAAGGAACTCTTGCCGGGGCTAAACGCTCTTTTCGGTATGGAGTATTCTAAGTATGAAGAAGAGCATAAGCAGATGTTCGAGACTGAATCCTCAGATCGTTCATTTGAAGAAGAAACCAAGTTGTCCGGTTTCAGCGCTGCTCCCGTTAAAGACGAAGGTTCCGCCATTGAGTATGATAATGCTCAAGAAGCGTGGACTGCTCGTTATGTGCACGAAACAGTTGCAATGGGCTTCAGTATTACTGAAGAGGCGATGGAAGATAATCTTTATGATTCTCTCTCTGCTCGCTACACCAAGGCACTTGCTCGCGCAATGGCTTACACCAAGCAAGTTAAAGCTGCGTCAGTATTGAACAACGCTTTTTCTGGTGTGAACTACGGTGACGGTACTACCTTATGTTCAACTGCTCACCCGCTGATTAGCGGTGGCACTAACTCTAACCGCCCCACGGTTGCTGCTGACCTGAATGAGACTTCTTTGGAAGCTGCTGTTATTCAGATTTCACAGTGGACTGACGAGCGCGGCTTGTTAATTGCTGCTCGCCCTCGCAAGCTTATTGTTCCACCAGCATTGCAATTCGTTGCAACTCGCTTGTTGGAAACTGAAGGTCGCGTTGCAACAGCGGATAATGACCTGAACGCTCTTAAGAGTAACGGTTCTATCCCAGAAGGTTATGCAATTAACCATTACCTGACGGATACTAACGCATGGTTCTTGATGACTGACATTCCTAACGGACTTAAGCACTTCGTCCGTACGCCAATGCAGACCTCAATGGACGGCGACTTTGATACCGGCAACAGCCGCTACAAGGCCCGCGAGCGTTACTCGTTTGGTGTTTCTGATCCTTTAGCTGTCTGGGGTTCGCCCGGAGCTTAAGTTTCAGCTTTGTAGAAAAAGGGGGCTTCGGCCTCCTTTTTTTGTTTGCTGTTTAGCACAAAATAACGTACTCTTAGTAAGTTCCGGGCATTCCGGTATAACAGACAGTCCCGGCTGACGACATGCAGACTGTTATACTTAACTCGCATGTGAGGAAAACTCAATGGCAACTACTACTTTTTCTGGCCCAATTGTATCCGCAGGTGGCTTTACTGGCGCTTTAAGCGGTGCTGTAACCCTGCCCGTTGGAACCACGGCTGAAGCAACCGCAATCACAGACGCAGCAACCGGAACTCTTCGTGTTGTTACTGACAATGGTGTAGGTAATGACGAAACCGCTGTTGTTGTTTGGTCTGGATCAGCTTGGCTTGTTTGTTCTGGCGCTGCACTGTCTTAATAGGGGGTCTAAATGCGACCTATACGTAAAACAGTTAGTTCGATTGCCAGTAGCGATCCTATCCCTTTAGACCACTACATTAGTCCGTCTAATGTAACTGTCGATGTTCTTGTAAACGGAGTATCGGTTACTTACGCCGCTCAATACACAACTGATGATATTTATGCCAATGGATACGCACCTGCAAGTGGTAACTGGTCGAGTATCGCGGGTGTAGGTGGAGCGGCATCAGCAACAGGAAACATTGCGTTCCCTGTGACTGCTGTACGTCTAGATGTATCTGCGATTGCTAGCGGCGATGTTACTTTGACGGTAATTCAATCAGGAGGGCCAGTATAATGAGCATTAACGAAAGCGCTCTTAAGAAGTTCGCTGAGACGTTTGGCCCTGCTATCGAAGCCATACCTGCTGTAATTGAAGCTGCGTCTAAGGTAAAAGATTACGAAAAACTTGTCTCTTCTTCTGAGGATAGATTGAGGGAGATTGAAGAGGTTTGCCAACGAGAGTTAGCTGCTAAAGCTAAGTCCATGCAGATTGCTGAAGATAAGTTACAAGAGGTTTACCTTAAAAAAGCCGAAGCGTTAAATGACTTATCTGAAGTGGAAACTACGCTTAGTGAAGCCTCAGCTAATGCACTCAGCGTAACCGCAAATCTTAAAGCTGAAACTGAGAAAGCTTTACGTAGCAGACAGTCTCAAATAGACGGGCTTAGTGATGTTTACAGAAGTAAAGTAGCTGCGCTGGAAGAGGGATTTTCTAAAGAGAAAAAGGCTTTAGATTCTGAAATTAAAAAACTCGTAGCTAAGCGTGATTCTGTAGAGGCTTCTCTAAGCCGACTGAAAGAAAAACTGGGGTAAGCTATGAGCGGCGTAAGTATAACGTCCTCAACGACTTTTCCTTATACCGTTTTGTTGGATGAGACGGGAGCAGGTGTGTCTTATGTAGGCAGGGCTGCTCCCAACTCGCCTACATCGTCAGCAGTTTGGCAAATTAAAAAACTAGAAACTAGTGGTAACGTTTTTTCAGTTTCATTTGCCAATGGAAACAGCGAGTTTGATAGCGTGTGGGATAATCGTGCATCGTTGAGTTATAGCTGATGGCTGTACCAACTTTAACCCCGCAAAATGCCGCTACAATTTCTCTAGCCGAAAGCACAACAGGCTGGTTTGGGGCTAGTGTAGGTTTAGATAACGAGGTTTTTATCCAAGGGAGCAATTCCATTGGTGGGGAATTTCGGTCAGACCTACAGACTCAAGGTTATACAACCGCATCGCCCCCGTCTGGTTCTGGTAGAACCTTTCGGGGCTGGTGGAATTTCACCTTTGTTTCGTTTCTGGACACAGAAGCAAACGGAGGCATGGAATTTTACATGGATGACGGTGGTGGGGCTGAATTTAGAACTGTTGCTGGAAGGGACACATACGCGGGTGGCTGGTTTTATGTAGTTGCAAGCGTAGACAAGTTTACGACTCTTAATGCTGCCAACGTCGATACTTGGGGATTTCGTTTTAACCGTACAGCCCAGCCGCGAAAGCTGCGGAATATGTATACCGACTATTTCCTTTATTTGGACGGGTACTTTATAACGGGCGGCACTGCCGTAGACCCCGTTACGTTAGCTGACATTGGACTTAT